ATACTTCTTCTGGATAGTCAGTCACAAACTTGCAAATCTTCCGATAGTTCTTGTCCACTTCAAGACGAAGACGCTCACCAGTCGCCTGCACCTTCAATGCACGCTCTTTGATCTCAAGCTCTCGTTTCTTTCTGCTGTTATCTGCCATACTTTGCCTTTTTCTATCCTATAAACCGATTTCCTTTTTTGATGTTGTCTATCTTTAATTTTGGTTGCAAATTTGTTAATGACCAACATTCTTTGAATTTTGGGTCGTCAATATCTTTATATTGAAACCAAGATTTTGGAGTTATGTGATCAACGTGCCATACGTCTCCATAATTTTCCCAACAAATTCCCGTTGTAAATTTACTTTCAAGATGTTTAACTAAATCTTCAAGCGTATATCCAACTAAAACTTCCCATTTTCTTCCGTTCTTCTTTTCTTTAAGAGCATGGTGTATGTTTCCTCGGATGTTATTGGAAAGACGATGGATGGGATTTTGCATTGCTTTTCTATCCCAATTTCTCTTATATTCCTTCACTTTATCAGAATGCTTCGCATTCCATTTTTTGGTGTAAGAGTAGTTTAATTCTTTATTTTCACTCTTCCATGTTTTTATGTAATCAAGAATTTCTGATTTTTTGGTATCGTATCTTAAACGCTGAGTCTTTTTTTGACATTCTTTGCATCTGGAAGATAACTTATCCTTTGTTGTAGGATGTCTATAAAAATATTCCTTAGCTTTCGGGGTTTTACATACAATACATTCTTTCATTCTCTATAAATAGATTGTCTGACTCTAAAATAAACAAGAAGTAGTATTTATATGAATTTCACCGATTTATTATCAAACGTATTTATCAAACGTATTTATAAAAGACTATTTATAACTATGAAGAAATTCGTCTCATTTGAGTACATCAAACAGTTGCTCGGCTTCTCCAAAGAGATGCCTAAGTCTGTGGATATTCAAATGAAAACCTCAACAGAGAAATCCAAGAAGAAAGCCCCCAAGAAGAATCGCAGGGGTCGTGGAAAGAAATAAGGTCACTCGCCATTAAACTTGGCAAGCATCCTTACGAATTCACTGTCTGTTATTTGTTGAAGTAACTTTGCGTTCGGTACTACGCAATGCCCACCTATTTTCCCCACCGGCGGCGTCAACATCTGCTGAACAAACCTATCCTCATTCAGCTTTTTATATCCTTCGTTGTACATCCGCTGATACCCCAAAATCACTTCCTCAAACTTCAACCCAAACTTGTCACACAATGCCTTCTGCTCGGCAGCAAAAAGAATGTTAATGCCATACCTCGTCGTAGAAAGTATCTTCCCCAACTCCGTCACCTTCGCATCCTCAAACGTCTCCACACTCAACCCAGTCCTCTTATAAAAAGCCCCAACCACCTTGCTATCCTTCCCACCTACCAACCGAGTAAACGTCTTGAACCCATCATACAACTTCGGATGCCTACCCTCAACAGGCGAATGAACAACATTCTCCCCAAGCCTCTCCGTCACCCCCGGCAACACAGTGCTATAAATAATCACATGCTTGCTCGGATATGCCTTCATATAATAACTCACATCCGTATGAAATCCCTCGGCACTAGAAAAAGGAATACATACATGCATCATGTCAAATTCATCCCCCTTCACACACTCACTCAAATGATCACGCTCCACTACCCGATCACCTAAGTCAATCCCACTAATCACTCCCCTCTTCACATCATTCAATAAAAACGTATGCACACACGTTCCTATTTGCCCACGTATTCCAATTATTATATGCTTCATCACACACCCACGCTTTGTCGTCTGTTTTGGATTCTTCATGGTAAGTCTCTTGTCTCCCTCTTCGGTGCTCGGCAATCCTTCAATGCTCAAACCACACCATGCAGAATAACTATCATCAAAACATATCATACTCACTCCCCCATCACAACAGCCAGTGTGATTGTGGTAAAATGAAGGTTGCATTTCGTAGTAGATTGCTTAGTGGAGCAATTAAATCATGCGGGTGTTACCGAGGGGAGAATGTAAGATTAAAAAATCCACCTTACTATTGGATATATGGTAAACTCTTACATTCAGCAAATAATGCGGGAAGAGAATGTTCTTTGACATTTGAAGATTTTTTGACATTTATAAATATATCTCAATGCCATTATTGTAATTCAAAAATAGAATGGTTTCCTTATTCCACATCTCGCAATTTTTCATATTATTTAGATCGAGTAAATAATGAATTAGGATATTCAATCGAAAATTGTGTCGTCTGTTGTACGTTTCATTTTTAGATATTCATAGATATAATAAATTTGTTTCTATAAGGTCAAGTAACGTATAAAAAGAAATCCACATTGCCCCACAAAGACCCACAAAGACCCACAAAGACCCACGAGGATATTATACCTCGTGTACGTGATACAGATACAAATCTTTTTTCATGGGCGGCGATACGTATTCATATATGATACAACTTATTTGGTTTGCTATTCGGCCTTATCTGATACCGATAGGGATACCTTTGCTTATTACTTTGGGCATGGTGTATTGGTATTTCTATGATGAGATATAGACGAAGCTGGGTGAGAAGCAATTGGAGGATATAGAGGAGCCTGACGATGATGAAGATGAAGATAATATTCTTAATCCATAAATACATACATACGTATTTACGTGTTTCACCGAATAGGTATTTATTTATATTTTACCCATTGTTTTGGATGATTCGTATAGAAGTTTAAGTGTATCATAAAAAGTATTTGCTGAGTGGTATCCTTTGAGAGCATTAACTCCCCAACAACAGAATACAGTGTTTTCTTTTGTATAGCCGAGGGTGGAGGAGTAACGGTCGAGGGAAATAAGAAGTGGGTCACGGTCTAAATGATGAATGGTACGAAGTGCCATAGGAATGCCTGTATAGAAACATTTCCCTTCTTGATTTTTATAAATGTCACGTAAATTTTGAATTGATAGAGAATATTCAATTCTTTTTGTTTTAGCATTAGAGCGAGATGATTGTGATATTTTGTAAAAAGTAGCTTCTAGCATGTCTTTTGGGTTAGTGCTATAAAAGAGTTTTTCTTGCCATTTTTTTGTATTGTGAGATGTACATGATTTACATTTGGTAGCATATCTGTTTTTGTGTTGATTGTAATAAAATTCAGTTAATGATTTTTCTTGACTGCACCGAGGGCATAGTTTAGTTTCAATATTCATAACAATAGATATTATGAAATAAGTGTAAAAATACTTATTTTAGATATTTCTTGAAAAATGGTCATTTTCACCGAATAGATATTTTTATATTCTTTTTCTCACCGATTCGGAGCAAGTGTAATTTAAGTCCTGTAATTAGTCCCAAAAGCCAATTTTCGCAAAATACCTATATCCCATATGGAGCATATTGGTATGTGCTATTGGGGATATAGGTATGGAGGATGGAAATAAAATCAGGGCAGGGGAGGCACATAGTTATTATAACATACTTAAAAACAGATGTCAAATAAAAAGTGAAGAAATATATTTCTTCACATATTTATGGGATATGAAGAATTGCAAGTATTGTGGAAATCCGTGTAAGAGTATGATAACTTGTCCTTGTGGGAAATGGGTAGAAGAGCGTGGAAAGTATCAGAGGTCTAAGGCGAAGCGGTTATATTGGAAACAGCCATTTCGGAGGATGCTCAAGGTAATGGTTACGAATAATCGCCAGAGGTCGCTTAGAGACCTTCCATTTGCCATTAGAGCGGTTGACTTGGCATTATTGGCCAAGAGGCAGAAAATGCTTTGTGCATTGACCGGGAGGCGTCTGACGAACGAGAACATATCTCCTGACCATATCATACCGATTTCCAAGGGCGGGACACATGACATAGGGAATATCCGTTTAGTGGACAGGGATGCCAACATTGCTCGAGCATCATTATCTGATGAGGATTTCTTGAGGTTATGTAGGGATGTTGTAAAAACTCTTGACAAAGGGGATGGGGGTTGGTAAAGTGAAGATGGAATAAGTCATAATAAAAACATTGTTGATAAAATAACGGAAGTTGCTTCCAAAGTTGCCGATGCTCAAAAAATGATGGGAGATTATGACCATGTATTTGAGATGGTATGTGATCCCAAATCCATACCTGTAGAGCCTTTGGTTTTCTTTACTAGCGATTCTCATATAGGACAATCAGTTGACCATATTCAACCTATAAAAACGGTTGTACGGCATCCGGGGGTTAAGGTGGAGTATCCTTGTGTATTTCAGTCGAAGCCTAATGGGGTGATGTACAAGTTGAAGATTCCCAAGTCATTTCCGCCAGCGATAGAGTTGCCGAGTTCGGCGTTTGGGAAGATGGTGATGAAAAAGATTCAGGACTTAAAAAAAGTCTCTTGACACTTTCTATAGAGTAGGTAAGGTAAGATGTGGATATATGGATACGTTTCATGTAACAATGAAAAGCCCGAAGGGGATTGAGAAGTTGTTTACTGGTGTGGCTGATTCTTTTGAAGAGATTCGGAAGGATGCCGAGCGGGAGTATCCACGTCATGTGATTACGGAGATTGAGAATGCTACCACGGGTGAGACAAAGGAATTTCGTGAATAAATCATTTTTGAAGTGGGCGGGAGGCAAGAGTTTGCTATTCCCTCAGATTATGGCTTTGGTGCCGCCCGATGAACGCAAGGGGGCATTCATTGAGCCTTTTGTGGGGTCGGGTGTGGTAGCCTTGAATGCACCATTTGAGCGAATCGTCATCAATGACACCAATGAGGGATTGATGCTTCTGTGGACTGAACTCAAATGGGGTCAAGAGGACTTCATCGAAGAGTGCCGTGAGTTATTCACCGGCGAGTTCAATAATCAGGTTTCTTTCCAAACCATTCGGGCATCCTTCAACAAGCAGCCATGTGGCAAGTACTTTTTATACCTCAACCGTCATTGTTTCAATGGGTTATGTCGCTTTAACCTGAAGGGTGAATTCAATGTCCCCTTCGGCAAGTATGACAAGCCCTATTTCCCGGAGAAGGAACTGAGGGAAGCTCTTTTGGTCTTGAAGAAGACCAGAATGTACCAATTGGACTTTGGGGATATGATGAACATGGCGGAAGAGGGCGACGTGGTTTACTGTGACCCGCCTTACTTGCCGCTGTCGGACACTTCCAACTTCACGGCTTATTCCAAGGGTGGGTTCTCTATGGATGATCAAGTGAGATTGGTTGACCGTGCTTTGCGGTTGCGTGACCGTGGGGCAACTGTGATTATTTCCAACAATGACACGCCTTTGGCACGGAATCTGTATAAAAAGGCTGATCACATTCATTTTCTTCAGGTCGCCAAGCGGATTTCCTGCAAGGCTGATGGACGGAAGAAGTCGGGGGAATTGATGGCGGTGTACCGTCCTTGAAGCTTATGTTGTGCCAAGATGATAGTTGTGACATGAGTCACTGCACGGGTTGTGGTGCTCACATGATGGGTGCCCATTTACCGTTGGGTTCTATTTGCGACAGTTGCAAGGAATCCATTGGGAGTGAGATGGACCGCTATTCAGAGGCGGCATCTGTCATTATGCAGTATGAAAAAGGTTTAGAAAAAGCCTTGACTACTCGTTCGGGTAGTGTAAGGTAAGACATGAACGCAACAACTGAACCGCCTCGTCAAACGAATTTCAAATGCCCGATCTGCGATCACTTGATGGTCGCCCGTGATGGGCAAGTCTTGGACCCGAAGGATGGAGTCACTGTCTGGTGTGGGAATACGCATGGCTCCGCACCCGGTCAATGTTCAGCACAAGAAGTTGCTGGGCACGGCAACAATGAAAAAGCTGCTTACGAAATCATTACTCAGAAATACAAGAAAGGCTGAACTATGACCCCACTCCCTGTCAATCCAAACGTCCTTATCCTCGTTGATAAGGAAGGCAAAGTCCTTGAAGCTGCAACCAATGTGGCTCCCGACTTGAAGGTTACTGTCACGTCGGATTTGGCTGTTTTCAATGAGGAAGCCAAAGGCAAGACTTTCCGGCAGACCACACGGTCCAACTGATTCACCCCGCAGCGACCTCCACACGCAAGCCTCGGACGCAAGTCCGAGGCTTGTTGCTTTATATCTTGTGATTGGATTTAGCTCCCTCATAGAAGAGTTTTAGTGCATTAAACATTGTAGTTTCGTCATGGATATTTTTTAACCAATTCATTCCTAAACAGCAAAGCACAATGTTGGTTTCATCATATCCAATTTTATAATCTATTCGATCAATTGACATAAGTAATGGGTCTTTAGAATAACTTGCTAATTTCATAGGAATTCCTGTGTAATAACATTTTCCGGCTTGAGATTCGTATATTTTTCTCAGTTCGGTCATTCCTATACTTTTAGTGCAGTTATTTCTATTTCGACAAGACACATGAAGTATTTTTGCCAATCGTGTTAAACCTCCCGTCACAGATGTTTCATCCTTCAATGCATTTTTGGTCCATCTTTTAGATTCTAATTTGGAACATTTTTTACACCAAGAATATAATGTCCCTCGTCTTTTATTAACGTAAAATTCTGTAGAGTCTTTGTTGGTTTTACATTTGGCACAAATTTTCATCAAAGTATAAGTACATTCAGGATACTATAATGTACTCATATAAAAACAAATAATTTTTGGTTTTTTAGATTTTCAAGTTTGTAATCTCTAATTCGATTATGATCATTTCGATTCGATTACTAAATCTAGTCCTGTAATTAGTAATTCGAGATCAGGGAGAAATTCGAAATAAGTATTAAAAAGGGATGCGTACAAAAAGAAGCGGCGGTTGAAGCAACCGAGTTTCGTATTTCTACGTCTCGGCTGGTATTCAACCGCCGTTATCTCTGTCGTCTGATTCCGTTGCCCGTTTTGGTATCGGTATGCTTTATACGGATTCTTCAGCAGCTACCGGGTCTGCTAAGGCTTCTCTTACAGAGATTCGTTAAATCTGGCTCACGTTTGCTTGCTGGTTTCCCAACGTCGCTACTTGGGTTTTGCCAAACTTAACTTGCGACAACCTTACCACTTTCATGGCAGATGTCAAATTATTTTTTCAAAAACTTTGACAGCATCGGATTCAATATGGCAGTTGATCCGACAGACTGGAGATTTATTTTACTGATATTTTCTACCTTGTCAAATTAAATCCCTCTTTTTATTTCAAAGAGGGATATTTATGGGCATGAAATGTTTGTATTGTCAAGAAGAGTTTTCGCCTCGTCGAAGAGATCAAATTTATTGTAGAAAGCGATGTGGTAGTAGAGCAAGTGCATTACGAACCGGATCAAAAGAAAGAGCCGACAGACGATGTAGTTGGAAAAAGCAAGGAATTATTTTTACTTTTGAAGAATATCTAAAAATGATGGCGGTTCAAAAGCAAAAATGTAAAATTTGTCAAGGTCAATTTTCATCTTTAGAAGTTGATCATGATCATGTGTCGGGCAAAGTCCGAGGATTGCTCTGTGGAAATTGTAATCGGGGAATTGGGCATTTCAAAGATAATACCAAATCTTTGCAACGAGCAATTTATTATCTAAAAAAAGAATGAAGGCGTCCTCAACGGACGCCTTCATTCCGGGTTGGCCGGTGACTTAGGCAGTCACGGGAGCCGCTTCAGTGGCGGGAGCAGCTTCGGGAGCCTGGGCGATCACGGGAGCAGCGGGAGCAAGCAGAGCCGCTTTCGTCGCTTCATAGTCCGCCGTGGGCTTCGCCGGGGCGATGGAAACGCTGACCTTGGACTTGATGGCAGTCTTCAGAGCGTTCATCTTGGACCGGCGGATGTACACGAACGTCTTGCGACCCAAGCCCTTCTTGGAATTCGACTCACGGGTTTCGTCCTTCACGAGAACGATTTCCGACTTGCCTTTGCGGGCGAAATCCCGCTTGAGGAACTTGCGAAGCGTCAACGGTGTGACGTGCTCGTTCGCCTCGACCAGATCGGCGAAGGTGAACTTTCGGCTGGGGATGCTGATCTCAGCCATTGGACGACCGGGACCACGTTGCGATTTGTTTTTCATGCTGTTTGTTGTGTTTGTTGTTTACTGACGTTACGAGATGAATATATCCGATCCCGTATGATTGTCAAATTCTTTTTGCACTTTTTTATCAGTTGCGAATTTAGACTTAATAATCACGGCGGGACTATATCTATCTACGCAAAAATGTCAACAAGTATTTTCAAAATCTTTTGAAGAGGAGACCACATCCGGCCAAGGTAAGTACAGCCCTGTAATTAGTCCGGCCAGCAGGACCACGGAGATGTGGATGTTGGGGTAGAAAAGCAAAAACCCCCGCAAAGCGAGGGTTCTTGACGAGATGTGAGGAGGACCAGCTTAGGTCTGGCTGGCTACGGGTGTCTTGGCCGGAAGCCCAATCTTGCCCATGAACTTCACTTCCTTGAAGAGAAAGGTCTTGATTGATGTCCGATTGGAGGCTTGATCCCAATGTTCACCAACGACGTAGTTGGCAGCGGAGGTTGGGTCTTGACCATAGCCAATGCAGAGGAATTGGGTATTGGCGTCGATTTGGGTGACGAAGCATTGACCGATGATGGTGTTTGGATCGATGTGCAGCATAACTGTTCTTCTTGTTGTTGTTTAGGGGTTGGGGAGACCGTCGCCGATTTTTGCTACCTCGGCAACGAAATCACTATAAATCTTGTTGTTGGTGTTCCCATTCTTCTCCATCTCTTCAATCTCTTTGCGTCGCCATGTGGGGAGTTTGTCCAATACGATTTGGCGGGCACGCACGTATGGATTCTTGTCAGTGGAAGCCAACTTATCCTTCAGCTTCTCGGAATCATCCTTCTTGGGGACCGATGTCTTCTTGGCTTTCTTGGCGGCTTCTTCGGCTAGGATTTCAAATCCTTCAGCACAGAGAGCTTGAATCAGTTTGTCAACGGGGAGGTCGGGTGGACCAACCATACCGCCTTCTTTCCGCAGTTGAGCCATGCGGTCAGTGTACTTCTTGAAATTGTCCTCGTTCTCCTCAGTTTTCTTCATAGACTTTCCCATAGCGTCCTCGCCGCCTATACCCACGACCCTTCGCCGGCCTCTCAATCTTTGTCGGAGGAGGCGTAGGTTTGCGGATCGATTTGTAGATGGCGAGTTGCCCTTTCATACTGAATAAATATCGCAGAGTTTACCCGAATTGTCAAACCTTCTTTAGAAATGAATTTCTTTCCGAGACTGCTTTTTTCAATGTTTCAAAAGTTCCAACATTGATTAAATCTCCCCGAATTGAAATTTGTACACGGTACTTTTTGTAAAAAGGATATTTTTTGGAATTGGTTGCGATGATGTATCGTGGAAGACCGCTTTTCTTTCCACGAATTCCACGGTTTTGATTACTCACCAAACGGGTTACAAACCGACAATTTGAGGGAGAATAATCACCGTCATTGTTAATACGGTCAATACATAGTGATTGTCTGTACCCGTTTAGAAGTGCCCATTTGATAAAGGATGTTGGTGAGATTGTCCATTGATGGCAAACGGCTATTCCTCGTTTTCCGTAATTGCGGAAATCCTTATCATCTTTGTTATAACAACGAGATAACATTCGTATCCATTTAACAAGTAGCGGATGCCACTTAAACTTTGATGTATAATTTTGTTGGTTTCCCTTTGACATTTCGTCTTTCCTCCCTTACAAATTTGATTTTGTTAGTACTCAAAGCATCTTTCATAAAAATAGATGCTGTAGCATATTGTATGCCATTTTTTTCAGCCAGTTCGATGGTACTGAATTCACCGACTGGAACAACAACTGCCTTGGCTGGCTTGGCTTCCTCTTCCGCCGCACCGGCAGCTTCCTTGGTCAAGTCTTCATACGCCTTCATCGCACGAGCACGGTTATTATAGGACCATGCGATGAATCCGAACTGACTTGTCCCCGGATACTTTTCTTGATCATCCTCGGTGACAGTCTGGAAAACCTTGGTGCCCTTGGGGAGAATCTTGATGCGAAAGACTTCATAGTCCTTTGGAACCCCATTACGGGACCGCTCATAGATGGCGGTGGTTTCGCTTCGGGCAAGCTGAGTGTATGTGAGAGGGTCTGTTGAGAATCCACCCTCACCTGATACGAAAGTCTTTTCGAGTTTAATCATGTGTCCATTCACCGAGGCACTTCAGAGTCTTCGGGTTGAAGTATGCAATCAGTTTACGATTACCGTGGCATTTGTCAAATACTACTTTCACATTGATTGGAGCACTGACAGACCCCCATGCTTTCACCGAAGGATTGCGGCGATGTTCATTGAGCACGAGATCGATAAACCCCGCAACTTTAGTCTTGAGTTCCCGCACAAGGAACATCCGTATTTTCCCCGTGCGATCCTTTACGAGATAGTACTCAGCCTTGCACCGCATATCCCTACCTGTAATTCCCCGATCAATGTCCTTCATGCACTCAAAGAGGACATCATCTCCACTCTCACGGAACTTGACCTGTACAGCAACCGTTGTGCCATCCCATTCCATCCACCCATCAATTTTGTCCTTGATGTCTTCCTCATCTGTGGGTTCAGCAATCTTGATGCCAGCCTTCCGCAACACATCAAGTATTTGCTTCTCACCAAGTTTTCCTTGGATGACTCTGGCGTCGTAATCTTCACCATTTAGCATCATCCATACGCTACTCTCCTTTATTCAATTGTCAACAGTTAAAAAAAGATTTTTTGTCCATTGACATCTCTATAATAAAGGCTAGAGTGTGTATGTTATGATGAAGACTGAATTTACCGTTGATGTGCCGAGCATCGGCAAAGTTGATGTGGTTCGTCAAGACAATGGCGAGGGCGAAGACGGTAAGACAGAGTACTTCTGGGACTTGTTCGATTCGGATGGTAGCTGCCTCAATGAAGGGGCTTGCTTCTGGACTAAGCCGACGAAAAAAGAAGTGCTTGACTTCTTCAAACAAACTGCCTAAGTTGTCGCCATGAACGCTATCAAGAGCAGCTATCCTAACGGTGAGTGCCCCGATTGCGGGGAAGAAATTCCTAGCGACGTTTGCACCGGCGATGCGTGCTCCAACTGTGAACATGTTTTCTCTGAACAGCGGAAGTCCGATGACCCGAAGCCGAGCTTTGCGGAGATTACGGAGCGGCTTCTGAAAACCATCGCCCGCAGCGATGACGAATTTCAACAACAGATTGCCAATGGAATCGGCATTGAACTCGATGAGTTGCAAGACTATCTTTTTTTGATCGTGTCGAGTTTCCCGTCGTTGGCGAGAAGAACAAACACGAAGTATGAGCAAGATCGCAACAGTCAATGTCATTCAGCTTGACGACAACGGCAACGTCTCTTCGGTTCGCTCGTGGGAAGATACTCCCGAAGGCAACAAGGAAGCTGAAAAGGTTTTCACCCGAATCATCAAGGAGCATACGAGTGAGACAGCGTACGCCCCGGAGGAACTCCAAGCCATGCTTGATGAAGGTGTGTGCGATGACCCCTCGGTGGGCACAAAGCTCTTTCTCGCTCACAGCGAGCAGTGATTTATGACCAAGCGTGCGAAAGCTATTCGTGGGTTCGTTATAGAACTTCAAACGCTTGCCCTAGACGGAACGCCGCTAAGGATGGCACTGCAAGGGCACAGCACAACTTGCACTGCACAGGAAGCAGAGGAAAGGCTTCACCAAAGCACTCTCAACCTTCAAGCTTATCTCGTTGACATGCTTGAGAACAACGAAGAGCAAGCAGAAGCCTTGATGAAAGAGCTTGGGGTTCGTTGGAACAAACCACCCCAATAACGATTTACCTTCTCATTGCGAGATCAAGCCCGGAGAAATCCGGGCTTTTTCTTTTCCCATGATCCAGAATTCCAGAGATCGCCCGGACATCCGAAGTAAGTACAGCCCTGTAATTGCTCCTGCCAGCCGGGGTCCGAGATGTGAGTTCGATTATCTCTAAATTGCTGATCCAATTAGCATGTAAATATACTAGGCTATTTACTGGTTAGTGAGTATTTATCTTTATGCAATGTGGGATTTACAAAATAATCAATAGATTAAATGGAAATTATTATATTGGCTCGACCAATAATTTCTCAGGTAGATGTGGTAGGAAATATACCCATCGCTACAATCTTACATTAGGAATCCATCCAAACTGTCATCTACAAAATGCGTGGAACAAATATGGAGAATCCAATTTTGATTTTGTTTTTATAGAATCAATTGAAGAAGAAAACCTTCTTATTGTCGAGCAACAGTATCTTCACATTGCTCAACAGGAGAGTCGTAAATGCTATAATAAGAAGTTTATTGCCGGTGGTGGAGCGTATGGAGAAGTCAGCGAAGCTACTCGCCAGAAGCAAAGCAAACGTAAACAAGGTCAAAAGAACCCTCGATACAAATCACGCAACTACATGCTTAGACATAAAATGAGCGGGCAACTTTTTAATGGCACACTTTATGATTTCGTTCAACTGACAGGTTCATGTAGAAAAGATGTCAACGAACTATTACTATGGGGAATGGCGGATAGTGTGAAGGGATGGATTCCATTGGATGAGGATGTTAAAGAGAAACGAAGAATAAATAAGAAGCCTCGTAAAAATACTTATGTATTCACCGAAGAGCACAGAAAAAACCTTCGAGAAAATTGGAAGTCTCGGAAAGTTACTTCTTATTCTCCGGGTGACACTTACACGAACAATCTCGCTTACACCATTTGAATTTACGTTTCAACCACAGTCCGAATGCGGGTGAAAGTAAGATCAATAACCAAAGAATGATGTCATCAAATGGGCAAAGTCCGGGGATAATCGCAATCATGGGATTACTATACAATCTCCGTTTTCTTTGTCAACCAGTAAATGCGAAAACCTGCACATTCATGGTACAGCGGCAGACCGAGCTTTCTCACACGTCCTTGATACGTTCCTCGGCTACTTCTTCCCCACCCGTTCTTGGGACGATCATTGCGGACGGAGATGTAAGCCAATCCTTTGGGTTTGAGGCGTTTCTGGATGTCCCGCAAGACTTTCAATCGCTCTTCTTGGGGGAGCACGCAGAGGACGTAATTGCAAATGATGATGTCATATTGGCGTTTGTGCCAAATGGACCACGGGCGATAATGGGGGTCGTAATTGTCCCATGTTCGGAAGTTGATTGGACCACAGCGACCACAGCCATAATCCAACACTTGAATCCCTAGCTCCTCAAACTGAGCCTCGGTGTAATTGAGGGCGGGGCAGTGTTTCAGCAACCATCGGGTCGGCACTGGCTTTGTCTTGCGGACGATGGCGGTGAGATGTGACTTATCACTCATCGGAATTTATCCTTCCTTTCACCGAAGACGCCTTATCCCGCCTCTCTTCACGGTGAGCGTCCAGTTCATGAACTTCCTCTTCAACTTCCCTTCCAGACAGAGGAATCGTACCAAGGGCAAGGAGTTCTTGTTCTTGATGCCGTTTGGCGATTTCACGAATCATCTTGAGTCTTGCAGCTTTGTCCATAGTAGTTTTTGTTTCAGATTGGGTGACACACACCAGAAATTTCACAGGTCCATTGATCCTTGTAAGGGTCCACGTCAATGAAGCCTTCAGTCAGCAAATACTTCACGGCATACTGAACCCTTCGAGTCATGTGATCATGCACTTCCGGCGATGCCATTTGCATTGGAGCAGCTTTGACATGGACTAGCAAGGAGAAACTTTTCAGAACAGGATTGATGTTAGTCACTTCAACATCTCCTAGAATAAAAGAATTCATAGCTTTTTATATTGTACGGATTTCACCGAATGGTGTCAAGCTTAAAAGAACGTCCTTTCACCGAATTCCTTCAGTTTTTCTTTGACCGCCTCAATGCCGACCTCTTCAATCAATTGAAGCAAGAGTTGTGCCTTCTTGGGTCGTCCTCACCCATCAATCGTTAGCACTCGCTCAAGCTCTTTGACCAAGGTGTCCATTATGGAAAGGCAATAATTTCGTAGTCCTGCTTGAATGTCAAGCCTTCGAGACAAACAGTACCGTTCAACACAAAGTTTTCTTTGAATGGGATAGCCTCGACTTCAGTTCCCGCCGGAAACCAATCCTTGTTCCATTCATCGTATGTGCAGCACCCATCGCCGCAAGTGCGGGTGGACTTCACTTCTGGCTCAACATTTTTTAGGAATCTTACTATCACGAGATGACTATGCAGTCATTGTTGAACAATGTCAATAAAAAAGTATTACTATGTTTCGAGCACGAGGGCTTGCCGGACTTCTCTCGAAGAGTAAGTACATTCCTGTAATTACTTTTGATGCTTAAACTTAATATGTATAAACATGAATTGTAAAAAATGTAATGCACAAATTCCGTATAAGTTATTGATAAATGGGAAGATGCGAGTGCTGAATCGGGTTTATTGTTTAATATGTCATCCGTGGAGATCATTTAATAATGTTCCACGAAATAAGTCAGGGAAGATATGTGAACGGTGTAATCGGTTAGTGGGAAATGTCCGAGGTCGTTATTGTGCAAGTTGCATAGCAATAATGCACAAACAAAAGAAGAAGCGAACGCTGGTAGAATACAAAGGAGGGAAGTGTCAGGTATGTGGTTATGATAAATGCATTTCTAATTTATCATTTCACCATAAAAACCCTCACGAGAAAGAAATGAGTATTTCTACTGCACTTCCATCTCGTGGGATGGATTATCTAAAAAAAGAAGCCGATAAATGCGTTTTGCTTTGTTGTCGGTGCCACGGAGAAGTCCACGACGGACTAATTATCTTTTCTTAAATTCCCTTGAATTGATTTGACCATCAATAGTCAGAAGTCCCTGCTCCTTTGCCAGTTGCGTTGCCGCAAGGTAAGAGTAGGTGGTGCGATCACCGAATGAATTGCGTACGGGACCGAGGATCGCAAGCTTGTTCGTGTCCACTGGCTTCTTGTCCGTGACGCCCTTTCGCACGACGTTGAACATGGTGCGGAAGGCATAAGGGAAGCTCGTGCAGTCAACTTTCTGCACACCGTTTTGAAAAATCCAATTGCTCATGGAGGATACATTAGCAGAGTTGTCTCACCGAGTCAACCATGATTTTTTCGCAAGTTGCTCCAAGAGCCGATTGTTGGCTTCCCATTGTTCAATGGTGATGCCCGTGATGATTTCAATGACGATTTCTTTCATGGTTTTCATAGTTGTTTCACCGAAGAACTTCTTTGGCCGGGGCATCCACGAATGTAAGGGAATCTCTGCCCTCGTCGAACCCTTCCGTTTTGATCAGACGGGCATGAACCCGCTCAATAGTGATCGGACGATTGGATTGGAAGACTGTTACGGTTGGTCCGCAGTTGTCAAAGTGAATAATGACGGTCTGCTTGAACTTAAATCGTTTTCGTTTCATAATCCCCACGTTACATCTTTATAGAAACTCTGTCAAATGTTTTTTTCTTGTTGACAAAAGAATATGGAAGTGTAAATTGATTTCGTAACGAGAAGACACTTGACATTCTCCGAAGAACACGTAAAGTAACAACACTATGAGCAAACAAAAGTACCCTCAAACGGCATCAGCTTCAACCACTGGTGGGGTCGCACGGTCAACCAAGCGGCAACACTACTCACACGCCAAGGCGGATGCGAGAAAAGATCGCAAGCGTCTGGAAGCCCAGCTTGCCAGTGAAAAGGCGGCTCAGGTCAAGACCGCCCCGCTGACCAGTGAGCAGAAGGGTGCTAAGGTCGTGAAGAACGCCAAGGCTGCCGTCGCTGCGGCACACTAACAACAATTTTGCCTCTCGTTCCCATTGCGACTACGTATCGAGGGAGCGGGCGTCTCTGAAAGACGTAACTGCGAAGGGTTTGGCAAACAGCTTTCAAACAACATGAAGATCACTATCAGCAAAGCCGAAATGCTCCGAGTCATGTCGGAACACTTTCGTATCGAAGTCACCGAAGTTGTTATCTCCAAAAACAACAGTGCCGTGGTGGATAACTTCCTCACCAAGATGGCAAAGGAGATGGGAACTACCAACATCACCGAAGGAATGTTGGGTGGTGCGAACAAAATCCCCGCTATCAAAGCCCTCCGCACTGTCACCAGCTACGGACTGGCTGAGGCAAAGTGGGCGGTGGAGAATTGGGGTGCCTACATCAAGGCATACACCAAATTCGGACGCCAGCCCAAGATTGAAGGGAACTGCATGTCCTACGGAGAAGGACCGAAGCTCCTGTAAATTTGGCTGTCAAGTCGTTGTAGCCTAAAGGCTCCGCTTCAGTCATAAGACGCCCTCGCTCGACCGTTTCGAGCGGGGGTTTCTGCTTTTCACCGATCATCTTTCCCAATCACCGAACTCCCATCCATTGCCCGGCCTAAGTAATTGTAGTGCTGTAATTAGTAATGGCCGGGAGGTCCAGACATCTCGGCTCTTCAGAAAATTTCCTCTTGACTTTTTTCTGCCTAACATATAGTTCAGCAATGAATAAATGGAAATTCGTATCTTTGACGGAAGGCTTTCAGCCGATCCCCGTTGACTCCTTCATGGAGGCTTGGGATGCGATGTTCAAGTGGATCAAGGATGCCGTTGCCCAAGGTCAGCTTGATTGGCAAATCTTGGAGACTGCCATTTGGATTGAACAACCAAACAGCAAACCACTGTTCTTTTATGACGCTCGTGATCGGGCGATTGACAACGGATGGACTGAACCCAAATAACTTTTCAACATGAAATACACCTACCGCTACGACATTCAAGGCAATGGAGATAGCCATTACCTTCACATGTATTTTGATCGCCCACTCGCCGCCTCGTCTTTCTATCGTCACAACGATGATGTCAGTCCGAAGGATCGGGAACTCAGCGACGCCATTGCTCACACTCCCAATGTCCTCTGCAACGACCAGTTCGCAGGTACGGGTGAGTTGAGTGGGGCTTCTGCGGAACTCATTCACGTTGATGGCACGGCGTTGACGGTCAAAATCGTTCCTCACCGAAACGTACCCGAAATTGCCAAACAGATTGTCAAGAAGGTGCAGCGTCGTTTGGCTCCCAAAGAATCTCGCCGCCGAGTCCTCAAAGCGACGTTGGACGCTTATGTGAAGCGTCTCAACGAACGCACTTACGGCAAACCCCGTAATACGTAAGCCTCTCCGTCAGGAGTTAAGGCAAGTCGTATCCACGAAAGCCCGGAGCAATCCGGGCTTTTTGCTTTTCACCGATCATCACCGAACTCGTGGTCCTCTTCCGGGCAGGGGAATTATAGTCCTGTAATTAGTCTCCTGAAAAGCCGGGTGATGTCGAGGTCTCGAAGTGAAATAGTTGTTGACAAAAGTATAATAAAGACTAGAGTGAAATACATGAGTCATGCTATTTTAAGAATGTTTCAAGGGGCAATCGCCTTTATCGGACCTGAAACGGAGGTTCGTCGGGCAGACTTACTTGTCAACAAGTGGGATGCCATTCACACCAAGGTACAAACCATCTTTGATGATGGGCTGACCTATTGCAATCACTGCATGAGTCTGTACATCCAACACGATGCTTCGTGCTGGCGTGATATGGAAGACTTGTTTCGTCGCACCAAACTTCAAGGCAAGACTGCGAAGACTATTCGGAAGAAAGCCGATTACTTCACCAAGCACTTTTGGAAAGTCCTTCATCGTCACCCCGATCTCGCCAAGATCGAGCGAGAAAACGATTTCAAGAATGGCACGCCTTGGGATGAACAGTTTCGGGTTGACTCTTCGCTCTGCATCTGGTGGATGAATTACTACTTCGCCACACACGATGCGGAACTCAACGTCCCTCCCTTTCCTCTCTACACGGTGGAGGAAGATCATGCAAAAATCCTCGCTAATGCCAAGAAACTTGAACGGAGGATGAAAGGGAATCGCAAGGAACCCAAGTTCACCATCAAGGCAAGTGAGGTAAAGTTGGAAGTTCAAGCTCGTGATGACTGTTGGATCAAGTTTGAATGGGATGACCTTTCCAATGCGTGTGAATTGATGGGCTTGTTTGAAACGAGCGGGTGGACTGCACGGGATGGAACTCATTACGACCATACCAAAGCTCCTCGGAAGAAACTCAACAAGATGTTTCCTCATGCCGAGATTGAGTGCATGGATACGCCCTCAAATCTTTACGGGGACACGAACAATTGGTTTTACGTGTACTTCCATTGGAAGCCCGAACACTTCTCGTGGGCACAAGTCCGTAAAGCTGAACGGGCTATGAAAGAACTCGTGGTGCCCCGCCTCGGCACGTTTCGTCCGGCAGACAAGCCCAAGAAATATCAAGTGGTGACGTTGAAATTCTAATTGACAAAAGGATACAAAAGGCATACTGTCACTCCATGAACGCAGCCAAAAAAGCAAAGATGGATAAAGAGCTTGAGGTAGTGGCTTTGGAAGCCGTGTTGAAGCACAAGAAGTCCAAGCTCTACGCCAAAGTTAATCACGAGGACAATTTCTCCTTGGTCATGGCTCCGGTGGCTCGTGATGCCATTATGGAGGAACTCGGCTTGCTGGATACCGCCGATGACGTGGACTGGATCAATGAAATGTGCCGCAAGCCGTATGGCAAGTCCGTTGACTATCTCGATGCTTTCGCCCGCAATGTCAGTCGCACTGCATATCAACAACTCAGAGCATGAAACTTTCCTTCAAACAACTTGAAAAGCGGTTCACCCCAATGCCAACGTATCGGGTGAACATCCCGTGGGATCACCTTGAGGAGAATTTGCAGCGGTACATTGACCGTGGTTCGAACGGCACTGCTGCACTTGATTTGGAACCCGACTTCCAACGTGAGCACGTATGGACTCCTGAGCAGCAAGTCAAGTATGTGGAGTACATCCTTTCGGGCGGCATGAGCGGAAGGGAAATCTACTTCAATTGCGTGGGGTGGATGAAGGATTGGAAGGGACCATTCGTGATTGTGGATGGGAAGCAGCGGCTTCATGCGGCTCGGCTCTTCATGGATAACAAACTTCAAGTGTTTGGAAAAAAGGTTGAAGTTAAACCTTGCATGTTAGCCCCGATGGGAGGAGAAGAAATCCAAGATGGGTACTTCCGCAAGGACATTGAGGGTCGCCTCTCACTCAACGCCCAATTCATCTTTGCGGTGAACGACCTGAAGACTCGTGCTGAAGTCCTCAAATGGTATTTGGAGATGAACACGGGTGGAACTCCTCACACGGCAACGGAAATCGCACGGGTCAAGAATCTTCTCACGAGTGAAGCTCCTCAAATGCCTCACTGCCCCATGTGCAAAGGCGAAGTGGAATTAGATGGAAGTGGTGGATACAACTGCTTCTTCTGCGGTCACTCCTTCAAGTAAAATCACCGAATTCACCGATCAGAAGCCCGGATTTCTCCGGGCTTTTTTGTTTTTCACCGACCAGAAAGCCCGGACATTTGATGTCCGGCTGGAGGAATTACAGGACTAGAATTAGTATCGAGATGGCCGGCTCTTCGAAATCACAAGAACATGTTGGGCAACTTGCCAAGGAAGTTCTCCAGACTTTGGAATGGACCGAGTGGCTGACCCTTTTTCTCTTTCTTATCAACCTTCGGCTCTCCCGAAGAGAGCTTGTAAGTCACTACACCATCTTGAATTACGAAGAGTGCTCGGAACGACCATCCTGTTATGTGGGTATTCTTCTTGAACCCCATTGCATCCATAGGAAGAGAACCAAACCTCTTCTTGTTGGTGGACTCAATGATCAGTTCGTATCCCTTGCAACAGTCCTTGGCTTTCAAGCACTCCAAGATGTCGCTCGGCAAATCTTCTTTGGTAATGGATTGGCTTGGGAAGAACCTCTGAAGCACATCAAGGTATGTGAGAACTTTGATGTTGGGACTATGAAGTGGATCGAACCCCATCACCGAAAGGTTACTGACAGTGGTCACATGAGGAATGACTTGCTCGAACGACGCCAACGCCTCCTCATAACTCCTCCATTTGTTGTCGGGGGAGACTCGTTCAGTTGGGAGGAGAGACTGACAGCCGGTGGTCAGAAGGACCAAGAGCATGAGGAGCGATAAAAGCGTCTTCATAGAATGGATTACCCCTAATAAATATAGTGAAATCAACCGTTTCACCGATCACCCGGCCTCCTGAAGAGCGAGTTTTTATAGTCCTGTAAATACTAGCCGGGCGTGCTCTTCGGATGTCGGTCTCGAACAGCCAGTTGTGAATGAATCTTTTAGGGGACTTCCCTAATACCTTGGGTAGTAGTGAGTACGAATAAAATAACTTTTGACTTTGTGAACACGAAAGGATACAGTAATGACGTAACACTGAAACAGTGAACCGACAATAACAACCAAGAAACAAATCGAATGAAATACACTCAAAAGTTCGCATGGCTCGCCGTGCTCGCCCTCACCCTCCTCGCCCTCCCCGCTTTCGCTGACAACGACAAGCATGACAAGTGTCACAAGAACCATCGTTGCGACAATCGTTGCCACGGCAACCATCACAACAACCACGTCTGCAATGCTCAATGCCACTCGTGCTGCACCGTGACCTTCACCGTGACCAACACCGTCGTTCAGTTCCGCACGAACACGATTCACGTTCCCGTGTACGAAACGAACATCGTGACGGAAGTCGTGACCAACATCGTTGAGGCGTCTTTGGACGATGCGTCCGTCAACTACACGCTGCTTGAACGTCATCGCTACGGCTTTTATGTGTGGAATGGCAAGCGTTGGGCGGCTAATGGTGCCATCATCAGTGCTTCCAATCAAGTCGTTCGCATCAGCGTTCCCGGTTATTTGGTCCGCCCCACTCCGCTCATTTGGCAGCTTGTGGACGTGACTGCGGGATTCCCTCGTACGGCAGTGCCCGCTGAGGAACCCGTTGCTCTACCGAACCTTTCCTTCGTGGCGATGAACGGTCGCCTCTATCGGGTGCTCCGCTGATTCACCGATTCCCCTCCCCGCCCCCCCGCTCGCAAGAGTCGGGGGTTTTTTGTTTTTATCCCTTGACATTATTATACAAAAGAGTAGATTGCTCACATGGCACAAGTAAAAATCAATTTCCCTAGTGACGCAGCGGCAAAGGAGTTTTGCACTTGGCTCTGTGAGCAAGGCGAGCAAGACTATTGGGGTTGGATGGAAATCTGCGATCCATCCAAGGAGAAGACGGTTGTCTTCAAGTATCACGCTCCATTGGACATGAGCTTCCCGCAAGACGACAAACGCAGATACAAAAACGCCACGTTCTGCCCTAACTTTGAAATCGGCACTAACCTTTACAACTTCACTGAATGAAAACCGCCCTTGCACTAACGGCTCAACGATTTGAATCTGCGAGTCATCGCACTGAAGAATACCTTTCATGGCATCGCAATTTCAAGCGAGCCTTCACCAAGTTCCTCACCGAGAAAGGAGCCAAGGACATCTTCCGGGCAAGTAATTATAGTCCTGTAATTCCCTTGGCCGGACATCAGCCCGGTCAATGAGGAACTCCTCCCCGAACCAAGCGGATGGGACTTTTATCCCATAAAGCGATTCCCTTTTAGAATGTTTTCAATCTTCAGTTTCGGTTGAAGGTTTTTTAGTGCCCAACATTCTTTGAATTGAGGGTCATCCGTGTCATCATATTTGAACCAAGACTTAGGAATTACGTGGTCAACCTGCCAATGACTACCATAATTTTCCCATGACATATCTCCGGAGAAGTGACTTTCAAGATGAGATGCTAATTCACCGATTGTATATCCAACCAAAGCTTCCCATTTCCTAAATCCCTTCATGGCTCTTAAAGCATGATACATATTACCACGTAGATTATTGCTCAAGCGGTGCATCGGGTCTTCCATTGCCTTCCGATCCCACTTACGCTTCCATAAACGACGCTTCAATTTCATTTCGGGCGTATTCAAATATGCCTTAAACTTCATAGCGTTCTTTCGCTTCCATTGCTTACTTCTTTCGGCAATGTCTTTTTTTCTTATGGGATACTTACTTTTGGAGTAATCACTACAACATGCTCTGCACCATACATGCAGACCATCTTTACCCCTCCCCCTGTAGAAATCAGTAGTCAATTTATCTAGTTGACACTTATTACATCGTCGATTCATTCACTATAAATATACTCGTCTTCACCGAAACGAGAGTAATTACAGGACTAGAATTAGTCGATGGGCTTACTCTTCGAAGGAACAAGTTAATCATGGGTTGTTTCACCGAACCTAATTATAGAAACTCCCTCGGCATCCTAGCATCAAGTATGCCAAGCTAACCAGAAATCTACTCTAGGGGTTTCCCTTAATTTCAATCTTTTTATACTTTTCCGCTTGCGTGTAATTACAGGCAATGCGATAGTATCGGCATGATGAATAACGAAACAACGCAAGCCGAAACAAAGGGCGGAATTCCCTTTCCCTCTCACGTCCATTCGCCCGCCCCTAATACGGACGTGCAAGCCGTTTCCCGTGAAATCGTGGACACTGCACGGGACAAAAACAACTTGCTAGACTCCGCTGGCAATGTCCATTACCTAGTCCGTGATCATTACGTTGACACTCAAACGGGAACGTACGGCATTGAATCCCTCATTGCCTCAATTCTCAAAGCTTCCGGTGCCGTATTCCCGAAAGGTATTGAAGAAACGGAATTCCGCAATGTCACAATTGCCGCTTCGCTCTTTACAACGCAAGTGATTGAAGCCGTGCGGGATACGTTTGGAAACGAGCGTTATCCCGATGCAACGATTCTCTCTTACTTGGCACACTTCATGCTAAAGAATGGCAAAGTCGGCAAGCTCAAACTCAAAGGGCATGAAGATACGGATCGCAAAAGCGACAAGCCCCGTGTCAAGTACTACTTGATTGAACAATAACGACAAAGGGGATAGGGAAATCCCCTATCCCTTTCCTTCCCGAAACGCACCCTACGTAACCCCCTATCCCTACGGGGGTTAGGGTGCTTCTGAACAGGGCAAAAAGGCACCCCCAGCACCCCCCCGCCCCTACCTGTTTAACTATCGGACCTCACTTTTCAGAAAGATCGATAAGTACTTCCGTATCAGGCTCTTGTTCTTCTTTTGTGCTCCCAAAAATTGGGGGACTGATACGTTTTTATGTAGTTTACTGTATAAAGTGGGTTTATACAGTTTACGTCATATTTTCCGTTTACGTAGAGAACCGTTGTACGGTCTTTTGGGAAAATGACTTTTTGGTTGGAGGGAGTGGCGAGAAAAAAATTCCGGGGGAATCAGGAATTGGGGACATGTTTTCCGTCTATGAAACCTCCGGTCAGAATGGTGGCAGTCACTTCGGGCGGGTTTGGATATTCGGATAGGGCATATCCCCATCGTTTGCGGCATTCTTGGTTGACTTCGGACATAGGCATCCATCCCCAATCGTACATGTCATTGCCATCTAGGATGAAGGTTCCTTGGCATCTTTTTATAGCGTCTTTGAGTTGGGCAAGTTCGGCTTTGAGGCTTTCGTTTTCTTTTTTGAGACGTTCTTCCTCTAAGTTGATATAAATTTGCGGCATATGGGTGTTCAGCGTATGAAGGATTTGGGGTTTTGCTTCAAGGTGCATATCTCGTGTCGCCAATAGGCAATTTCGTCTTTCATGATTTGGGCACATTGGTCTCCTTCGGTACAGGCAGCTATTTCCGATTTTAAGCGTTGTATATTGCTTTCAAGTTCGGATAGACGCTCTTGGACTCTTGGGTGGAGATATGTGCTCATATCATGGGTTCTTTTTCTTTTGACGATATTCTTTTATGGCATCTTTCAAGTTGCCGAGGAGGGAAATAACAGCGGGGAGGATTACCAAGAAAAACACGGCTATCCAGAAGATTAGCCAGATACAGAACTTTCCGTCATTGTAGTTCATAGGATGATTAGTTTTTATAGAGTTGACACTCCTGATCCTGAGCCTGCGGCAAAATGTGAATGTTGAGTTACATATGTGCGGTGGTATTGATATTATAAAATTGAGAGTCCTGATCGTAAGCCTGCGGCAAGGTTATTTTATATGTAGTGTAACAGTTCAGCAAAGGCACGATTGAGTTCACCTTGGTCTTGGGCGGAAGGGTAATCAGAAGTCTTTGAAAGAATTTCTTTTACACGTTGCCGAGCGGGAAGATTGATGAACTTCTCATGGGTGTCACGATTGATGTTTGCCTTTTGAGTTGCATCTTGGGCAGTGAGTCCGATGCCGCAAACGACTTTGTTATCGGAGCAAAAGAGGAATTGACGCCAGTATTGCTCTGGTCGTCCCATGCAATCCTCTCCTTGGACAAAATGTGCTGGTTCGTCTTTTCTCATACAGTGATAGCTTCTAGATCAGCGGCGGTGAGCCGCACACGGGAATCTCCTGTTTGGGAGAGTTTTGCCATTTGGATCAATTGTTTTGCTACTTTTTCTTGATTGGCATACCGACAATGATAGCTCAAAGATGCTTCACAGCCCAAGAAAGCCTTTTTATACTCTTCATCTGTGAGAGTGATTAGTTTGGCTCCGAAGAATCTGCGAAAACGACCGGGTTGAAGAGATTTCTTGAAGAAGTCCACTTCACGCCGCAAATCTCTTTCTCGTGCCGCCAAGATAGCATTCAGGCAATTTTGAGCCATGTTGATAACGGCTTCTGCGGGGCAGAGAATGGTTGAAGATGCGTTTGGATTGATCATACAATCGGTGTTCTTGGGAATGCGTTATCTATGCCGGTGACATCGCATACGAGTTCGTAGCAAGCATGGCACAAGTGAGATTTTTTGGTGTAGAGTCCTTGATCATAGGACAATCCCACGGCAGAATCTCTTGGAGGAGAGAATACCAAGGCTGCGGGCTTAGTAATGGGTTTTTGGCAACAGTCACAAGAAAGTTGAAGACCTGTGCGTTCGGTAGATTTTGGTGCCGACTTCTCTTCTGCCAACAGTCTGTTGAGCGTGGAGCCGGGGTTGGCGACACATTCTTGAGCAGAATGGTACGAGACATTGTTGTACCATTGATGGCAAAAACTACATTCTCCTCTTCCTCCCATAAGGTTCATAGGCTTTTTTTGATAGCAATGTCAATTGCTTTGCGTAAATCTGTGTGACATCCGTCTCCTGCTCCGAGAGAATTTTTTGGGGTATAGACGACCCAAGCGGTGTCTTCTCCATCGGGAGCATCCAAATCGGCTTGATTATCGATCAGCCATTGGAGTCTTTGTGTATCGGTGTTTTCCATGTTATTGATCGTTGTCCATTGCAAACCTTAGACGTGCTGCCGCAATGTTTGCTTTTGTTGGACGTTCGCATTGGCAGACGGGACATACTTTCCATTGTTTGGTGATGTATCGTCCTTCAAAAATCCATCCCTTTCGGTAGTTATGTTCGTTGTACCAAGTGATATGCTGACACCAAGTTTTGGTGGACTTTCTTTTTGGCTTACCAGTTGATACAATGTAATCCATTTACAACTTCGGGTTAACTTGCTCTACAATCTTCATTCCGGTGAGTTGCTTGCAATTCGGACATTCATGATATGCATCGCCCCCGAAGAATTTGTGAAGCTCTTTGTATTCGCATTCAAATTTGCATTTGCAACGAGAACAGTTTCCGACGAAGGTATCGTCGTTCAGATTGCGTCCTTGTTCAAGTATTTTCATAGAGTTAGCCGCCTGCGATGGAGGGAATAAGGGTGATAACGTCTCCGTCTTTGAGTTGGGTGTTTACTCCATTAAGAAAGCGAATATCTTCGTCATTGATGAAGAAGAGAATGAACTTGTTGGGTGTTCCGTCTTGGGCAAGAAGACGAGCCTTTACGTTGTTATATCTCTGCTCCAATTCTTCCACGACTTCGCCGATGGTATTTCCATTGACCTGTAGGGTCTCTTGGTTATCAAGGCATTTTCGTAGTTGAACGGGAACATTGAGTGTCTTAGGCATTTTCGTATTTTGATTTCTCCATTGAAGAGTCTGACTTCAAGGTAACTGCCGCAACCAATTGATTGGTCGGGTGGGGAACGATCTTGTGAACGTCTTGAGCTTGAAAGGAGATTGCGGCATCAGGATAGAATCCGATCTCATAGGAGATTGTATGGTTTACCCAATCGTGGTTGATGTGCAGTTCTCCGAAGAACACCTGACAGACGGTCCCACGAATGGGAATAGCAACAGAGATAGTCTGATGCTCAAATTCCGCCATTTGTCCTTCTACTTGTTCCAAGTTCATTTTGCTTCGTTGTTTTCTTCTTGAAAGCGTTTGTACAGTGCCTCAAGAATCTTCTCTTTGTCTTCCATGCGAAGGAATGGATTTCTCAATTCCTTGGCTTCAGGTTGGGTATTGTACCAAACCTGAAACCGTTTTAGTTCCCGCCTACCGACGTTCATCATAGAATGTTGTGTTCTTCTTTGTATGCCTTGACGCCCTGCATAGCAATGTCAGCATATCCTTTGCGTTCCCAAAACCAACCATTAGAAATCAATTGCAAGGCATTGCCTTGAAGACGTATGACTTCTTTCAAGTGACGTATTTCGGATTGCAACGCCTTACGGAGTTCCGTTTCACGAGTCAAATCGGTTTCAATGCAGTTTTTGACAGTCAAATCGGCTTGTGCGGCGGACTTAACTGCTTGATTCTCACGAGTTAGTTTCTGAAAGTTCTCAACCGTTTGATTCAGAACGCTCTTGCTGAACTGAACTTCTTTCAGAGCAGCGTCTCGTTCTTTTTCCAACTTAGCGACGCTGGCGGTTATACGTTCAATGATTCCATTAGCAGATTCCAATTGGCAAGCCGTGCATTTTCCACAACCGAGAAAATCACCATGAATCCCGCCCTGTTTTCGATACCCACAGCGTTCAGAATCTCCTTGAAGGGTCAACTTGTTGTTGAGTTCAACGACTTTCTTTGCCAGATGAGCGGCTTGAGTTTTGTTTCCTTCGTTCTCGCTGCGGAGAGTTTCAAACGCATGTTTGGCATCACGAATCAATTGATTTTGTTGACTGATGTGGTCGCAAGCGTACTTCTTGTTGGCTTCAACCGTTTCCAAATCACGAAGGAGTTTGGCAACACGAGACTCAAGGTCTGCCTTCTCTCGTGAGTTAAGAAGCTTGACACCATTCAGTTCGGCACGAACAATTCCAAAATCACCGAGCAATTGGGAGTGTCGTTCCTTCAAATCCGTCAACTGCAAATCCAATTCCTCGGCATAGTCTTAAAGATGTTCAAGGTTGGCTTCGGCATTCACGCAATCACGGATCACGTCTTCCCATTGTTTCTTTTGCACAACAATGGTTTCCGGTGTTGGAAACGAAAGAACTCCGAGAGTGGCTTTGGTGATTTTCTTAGACGATTTCATTTTTCTTTTTTGGCCAAGGGTCATCTACTGTGATTGCGATTGGTGGTGAGGTTCTGCCGCTTTGGACATAAACCCATACAGGACCACCAAAAACGAGTTTAAGCCATTCCTTGAAGGATGGCTTCCAACATGAAATGCAATAGGTTCCATCGTTGTAAACGGAAAGGCTGCTGCATGTTTCTTCTTGTCCTTTTGGAGCAAGAAGTGTCTTGTTGGATTCTGGAAAGTGAATTGGTTTCATCGGTATCCTCGGTCGCCGCCACAAGTTGAACTATCATGTTGGTCTTGAGCTTTACCAATTCTACAGTTTTCTTTGTGACCCACTTGATAAAATTCATCACACCTTGAACAGTAAGAGTTGCTGATGGTATTCTTACACACCGTACACTTACGTTCGTTGGCGTATTTGTCTCTGTCTTCTCCGCTTAGAAATGGCATTATTTTACCTCCTGCCCGTCAACCATGTTTTCGGCATGGGTGAGCTTGGCTTCTTCAACTTCCCGTGGCTTCACTTCTTTGTGATGGTCAACGGGCTTCCATTGTTTCTTTGCCATGATTGCTCCGACTTCATCAAAACTGATTGGTCGGTAATTATGACAATCAACTCCACAATCAAACGACCTTGCATTTGGGTCATCTGGCAGACTCCCATGTGAGTGCCCATACAGATGCCATGTTCCGTGATGGCTTCGGTTCCACACCCGCATTGCGTAATGGCACATGGTAATACCTTGTCCATTGATCTCCGTCTCGTAATACGAGTCGTGAGCAGCGTAGAACTTCTTCCTGTTCCGCCATGCGAGGCGATCATGGTTTCCCTTGATAAAGATGATTGAGCCTTGCAGACGTTTGAAGTAAACGTCAAACATGTAATCCTCTTTGCCGAGGCAGAAATCTCCCAAGTGAAACACCAAGTCTTCGGGTTTGACCACGGCGTTCCAGTTGTTAATCAACGCTTCGTTCATTTCAACCGAATCTTTGAACGGGCGATGACAGTACTTGATAATGTTTGCGTGTCCGAAATGTGTGTCGGACGTAAACCAATAGTTCATTTTTTCTTTCTTTGTTTTCTACCACCTTCTTGTTTGGTGGACTTATTTTTTCTTTTGTTGGCAGAACTGTACCAAAAAAGACCCCATTTGTCAAGAAGTTACTTTGGGGATTTTTACGACCATTACTGCAAGGTTTTTCCAACGGAGGGATGGCTTTTGATGCGGGATTGGATGAAGTTGCGGAGATTGGCTTCACAAGCAATCAGAAACTCTTCACTGACTCTTGTAAACTTATGAGAACGATTTGCCTTGGCAAATTCAAGAGCAAATGTCTTGCATTTGGAGCGGCAAAGGTACTTGAATTTGTGCGGGATTCGCCTTGAAGGTTCAGGTGTCGGTTCTGTGAACGATGTTGATGAAATATCTTCAGTCATGATCCGAATATAACAGAATGTCATTTTTTTGTCAACTGTGAATGTTTTTTCGACGAGATTCTGCTATGTATTGGAGGTATCAGCAACGTGTTATGCTCAAGTTTAGAAAAAGCCGAGTATTGCTTCTCAAAGAATTGCGTGAACTTGTCACGCACGGCTTAGAACATTCCGAAGATCGTCGTTCTTCCCGCAGGTATCGCTTGATGCGACGAGAAGTGGATAAGTGGATTTCCGAACTCAAAGAAGCTGCACAAAAGGACGAAAATGTGGTTATCTCTTCTCCAAATTCTTAATCATTACTCAACATTCCACCCGGAACTGTTGGCGTTCATTCTATACCGGCTAGTCTCTTGACTTGCCCAAGAACGTTGAGTTGGTTTTCCAACCTAAGCGATTTCACCACGATTGTATGAGGGTAAACTCCAATCGTATCAATTCTCACTCCCTCTTCCCATTCTCTCTCGTTTAGAATGTACGCCACGTAGTCCATCAGACCACGGGTTTTCATCCAATGATAGTACAAGTCCTTCATATCCTGCGTGGTATGAAGAAGGATGTTCATGTCCAAATCGGAGTGACAAATGAGGGTGATGGTGCGAAAGACCATCGGTTCGGAAGGCGGCTCAAGTAATGCATCGGAGATAGTTAAAATATCTCTTTTCATACATCAATAAATATGTATCACCATGAGGTTCAACTCTAAAAGTGTGTTATTAAATGACGGGGTTAACATGAAAGTCATGGTTGACATTCCCGAAGTGTTCTCAAAACTCGATTTCCCGGAGTGCATTTGGACGACCGCAATCCGAGAATTCAACAACCGGCTCAACGAACGAGCATCAGTTACCGAAGAAGTACTCGGCAAGCCAGTAGATGTTCTTCAACTTGAACGTGGCGAATCATCCATCAAAGTTTCCCTTGGAGTCAAGCGGGACGATGTTGAAGCATTTGAGGACGTATGGTTCAAACTCAAAGGACAGATTGTTTTCAGAGACCATACCTGTGGAATCGTGGAAGAAGTCTTGATTAAAGACCTTACATACACAGATTCCACCGGCACCGTTCGGGGTGTGTTAAATAAAACTTGACATCTTACCCCCGTTCTGTCATATTTATTGTCAATAGTGGGGCCGTAATGGTCTCGACTGTGATCTTTGACTGTGGAGAGCATGTAGGAGTTGGTCAGATGGCTCCTTAAAAATCAGACCAAAAATCAAATGCTAATCGTCTTGCACAATTGGCCTCTCTCGATTTCTCGTTCGAAATGAACGAAGCCGAGACCGAACTGGCTGTGGCTTAATCGCCCCCACTCGGAGATAAGGAAGAGATTCTCGCTATTGACCTTATCGGAGCTTGCAGCGAGGAAGACCCGTCAATGTCCTAATGTTGGCACTGTTGATTGACCAGTTGTCAGTCTATATCGGCGACTTTTAGTTTGTTTATATTGCCGAAAGAAACTCAAACAGACTAAACATGTAGTGCTTCTCAGAATAAGGCCATAGGACAGGGGTTCAACTCCCCTCGGCTCCACCACTTCTTTTTATCGGGCTTCCTCCGGTTCTCCATATTTATCTATGTACTATGGCGATTTCTCTTAAAGAACAACTGACTCAGGTTCAACAACTGAATGAAGTTACGTACCATGTGCCTCTCTTCGACGACACTTATTATGGAAAGGCGGATCATTCCGAGGGTCGTAAAGCGGGAAGAAGCATGTTTTACGACTTCTATGCAATGGAATTCCTGTGGTCATTTCTTGGTAGTGGTCAGATTCCAAAAGCCGAGCGTGAAAAGCTTGTTGGATTGGATTTGGACGATCCCCGCCGAGACATCATCTTAAACAAGTCTCACCGTTTTCTTCCTCATGCCGCTGTCAAAACCATTGACAGCATGTACGAACAAGTTACCAATACTGTTGCCGAGAATTTGATTGGTTACGTTGAGCGGGCAGTTGTTCAAGAGTTTCAATACTTGGTAAGCATGTCAAATGGTTGGAAGGGATTTCGTCAAGAAATTATTTCCAAGTATAACAAAGCAAAGCAAAGCAACAGTCCATTTACCAAATCGGAGTTTGATTCTATTATCAAAAAGCACATCCCGGAAATGCAACCATATCCGGAGCTTGTGAAGCGTTTATTGAAGTATTCCAAGTACTTCAGTGAAATGCATTCAATGGATGACAAAGACCCGTTTGATCTTACTCGTGATTTCTCCAAGAAGCCGAGAGATACAAAAGAACCAGAAGAATTTCCAAATGGTCCTGCACCCGAAGAACCTGCTAAACCAGAAGAGCCAGATGATACTGATTATGGTGCAGAAATTCCCGGACGTGAGTTCGGAAAGTATGGTGGACCGGGACAACCCGAATATCCCGACAAACAAGATTGGTCGGGCATGTCTGCATTCAAAGATGCGGGCGATCTTCCACAAATTCCTGCCGATGACGACGAGGATGAAGATGAAAAGGATAAGGGTGATGTAAAAGAACGTGTTGGTCGTCTTCTCAAAGAAGAGTACATCAACCCAAGCAAAATCAAAAAGGTAAGAGCCGCAATGGAGAAAGCGGGTATTACGCTTGATGACATTGAAAAGGCATATAATTTAATTCCGTGGGGTGGAGGTTATGGTGGACCTAAATGGGGTGCTGGTGCTGTTGCTCTGCTGAAACTGACGCACGCAAAGACAAAGCTTTCAACCGAAGATATGAATCATATCATTGATCATATCTATGACTTACAACACAACACTGGTTCTTTGTTAAACAAAGGACCGATGTTCATTGATGACACTGATCTTAATCGTCGTTACAAAATTACTGACGTGTCACGTTTCCTTCCGTTTGTATCGCCGGTAATCAAGAACATGATTCTTCGTTACTACAGGTATCTTTCCAACGATCCTGCTAAAGCCGAATTGGAAGCCAACATGGAGACACTTACTAAGTCTCCAAAAGTTGCATTGACTCCTGAAGAAATCAAGAAGCTCACCGACCTTGGATTCAAGAGCATGAACGATAATTCTTACCGAGTTGGAATCAAGTTCAAGAACAAAAAAGGAGAGTCTGTTGGTGGAGTTTACTATCAATTTAGCAAAAACGAGGTAGGAAGCTTTGATAGCAAGGGACAATTTGTAAAGAAGCCCGAAACAAATCCGCTGTATGTTGTTGCTGATAATCTCAAGGCAGATGTAAAAGCATTTCCTACATTTGAACAAGCGTTTTCTTATGTCAATGGCTATAAGAATGACATGCAACCAAGTGGAAGTGTTGCTGATCCATACGCACCAACGCCGATGGTCAAGTCCGAGAAGGACATGTATATTGATGCTCATACAAAGATCAAACTTCCACCAGATAAGGAACAAAAACTTCTTGACATAAACATCGGATGGAGAACGAAAAGTGGAAGCAAGTATTACAAAGGATACTATGCCGCTGGACATCGCCTCTTGCTTTACGCTTTCAGTGATGGATCGTTTTTGATTACTCACAATAACACCACCGCATACAACACTTATCTCAGTTGGGATCAAGCATATGCGGCGGCAAAGTTGTATTTCCCGCAATTGCAAGAGTATCCTGAAAAGGCTCAGGCTCAGGCAGACATTTTGGCTGCACAAGGAAAGGCACCGGCTCCAACTACTTCCGCCGCTGGTCCGGGAGCACCCCCACTGTCCAATAAGGATTACTATCTTCCATCAAGTGATCTCGCCGAATTGACTGCTCTTGTTAATACCGAACTTCCTCAGTTTCAATACGACAAATATATCCTCGGAACAGCATCCGATGGTATGACTGTTATTTCCAAGGCAAAGTATCATAAGACTACGGTACTGTTTGCAGTAGGAAAGCACATGGATGCTTCCGGTAAGCCATACAAAGTAGCCCATCATTTGAATCATGGGAACAAAGAAGCTTGGCCATTCGGTTCATGGGCGGATACTTTGAAGTTCATCAAAACCAATTTGAAGGCATTGGTGAATACGGGTCTATCCAGTCCTACTCCTATTTCTATGCAAAAGGCGACGGTTACGCCAACTGCATATTCTCAGCCAAGTGGAAAATCGTTGCCTCCAAACTCTACTTCCAAGGCATCTTACTCTGTTCATACAGGAATCGCCAAAGCTCCGACGAGCACCATTCGTCTTACAAAAGAAGATGAAAATGGATTGATTGGTATAGGATTTGAACCACGTCTTGTTGGTGATGATGTTTGGTACATTCACAAGACCACAGGAGACACGGTAAAATTCTTCCCAAACAACCAAGCAAAAGTGTTGTTTACTAGCAAGGGAAGTGGAATGAAGGTTCCCGGAATCAATGGATCGATTGACAAGATTCTTGCTTGGTTGCCAACTAAGTACTCTGCAACCACCACCAAATCTCCAATTGATACTGGTGCATCTGTTGTTCCTCCATCGGCGGCTCTTGGTGGAACTCCAACCCCAAGTCCAGAACCGGGCATCAAGGCGGGAGTCATGTTTGAGAAGACCTTTACGGATGCAGGATTCATTTGGGATGACATGGGTAAGGATTATATTGACTATCCTAACAAAATTCCCGGAGAAGCAGCTAACATTCTCAAGATTGCTCCCAACCGTTCTTCAACTCTGACTTTTGTGGATGGAACAAGTAGGAACTTTAAGGATTTGGCTTCTCTCGTTTCCTACATCAAGACCGAGTATCCGGCTCAAAAAAAAGTAGTTCCTTAACTAACGCTTCTAAAGCCATCAAGGTATATCCTTCTTGGATGCCTCCTAAGATGCTTGAACTCCTCGAAAAAGGACAGTACAAGTATTTTGGAGCCAATAACGGAAAAGCATATGGTTATAAAAATGCTGCGGGCGATGAAATAGTCATTGATCCAGATACTAAGAAGTCCACGGTCAAAGACTCCAAAACTCCCGGATATTCCGAACCCTATGATACTCTTGAAGAAGTAATCCAATATCTCCAAGAGAAATTTGGAAGTCTTCCTACTACAAACATTCATTTTGAAAAAGCTCTCCATAATGCAGGGTTTGGTGCGGGACATTCGTTACCCGACAAAACTGTTCAATTCTTGAATAACAAGACGGGAGAGGCAGTTTACTATAGTCCAGATGGGAGTGTAAAATACGTTCAACCTAACGGGAACGACACCACCAAGACGACCAACTTCAAGAATCCCTATGATGCAACTAGCTTCTTCAATGGAGTAGCATTTGGAACCCCAAGTTCGGACATCATGACCAAGGATGAAGAAGATGCAATCGCACAGATTGTGTCTTCGGTTTCGGGGCTGAAATTCAAGAAGGGATATTTGACGGAAGCCAAGAAGAAACCTCAGATTCAATACGTTTCCATTTCCGATGCCAAGGGAAAGCCTTTGTTTGCCGTTACCAAACGCCGTGGAAAGTATCGTATTTACAAAGTGATTGATAACACTTGGGATTTGGCATATGAAGACGAACAATTTGGTGGAATCAAAGTCTATCTTCAAAGCGTTCTTCAATCTCATGTAGTCAATACAGATTCTCGTAAACTGACGGAAGAAGAAATGGATTGGGTGGAAGCATACGTAAAAACACGATTGCCATCTGATGATGTAAAGGTTATTAAACAAACAGATAACAGCGTAGCTGTCATGAATGAGGGTGGAGACATCTTCCGTGTAATGAAGGATAAGTCTGGTGGATATGTTGTTCGTTACAGTGTGAATGAATATCTACCGGGATATGGATGGAAATTTTCACTTGATAACTACAAGACATTCCCCGAACTTGCTGCGGGAGTAGAATCAAAGTTTGAGACATACACTCAGACTGTAAATGCAAAAGCCGACCCATCAACGACAGGAATTGTATTGCTTGACATTAAGCTCAAAGAGTACGGATTCAAATTTGCCGGACCAACAACGGATGGTGGAAATGGAACCAAAAACGACGGCAATGTCTATGATGATGCGAAGAAGAATAGGGTCATCTATTACTTCGATGGAAAATCCAACACATATGTCAACGATTCCCTTTCTTCAAAGTTCGGTGCTCATATTCAATTGGATGACGTTCATTCATTGATTGAGACACTGGATAGTTTGTTTGGAAAAGTCAATCCCAATACTCCTAAGAGAAAATCCATGTCAATATGGGCGGGATACCACCATCAATTAGACGTTGCGGGATTTGTTGAAAAGCCAGATGCTAATGGAAATGTTGGATATATTCACGGAACATATTTCAGTTTCATGGTTTTTGAAAAGAAGGATGGTGTAGCAGTTAGATGGTCAACTGAAAAGGGAATGAAAGAGTTCACAATGCCCGCAGATAAACTTTCCGAATTCTTGATGGTACTGGAGAAAGTATCCCCCGGAATGGATGGAGATTCTGTTGATAATCTTTTCAGCCGTCAAACCAAAAGCCGAGAGGACAAGGCATTTGACGACCTTTTGAATGAAGCTGCGGATTTGAATGGTGTGGGCGGATACCTTGAGATGGGTGCGGAGTTTGAAGCAAGCATCGGAAATAAAGGATTCTTGTGGAGTTCCGACTATACTTGTTATATCAATGATGAAATTCAACAGGCACTTGTTATTCGCATCGTTACCAATCAAGTTGGAAATCAAATGTATCAATACATCTTGTTCTACCTAGATGCAAATACGATTATGCAACAAGCAACTATCAATGCCAATGGAATCTTTTATAGTATTGGTAAGGATGGAACATACAATAAGCAAAAGAGAAGCCAAAAGTCCAAAGCTATTGTCGAACCTAGTGGGGAAACTTACAAGACGCATGATAATGCCGCCAATGCTTCGTTGGTAACTCTAAACGAGCACGATACAAAACTGATGGAGTACTGTGGGTTCAAATATACACCTTCGGAAAACAAGTACTATAAGAATCCACAAGGAAGCAGGATTAGTTTCTATGACACTGGCAAAGCTGAATTTTATGATGCAGAGTCGGGCGATGCAATACCATTTGACAACATCCCACACGCTCTCAAGTTCGCAGTAGCTAAGTACATTGGACAAACTGATCCAAACCCTGTAGGATATGGTTCTTCCTTGGAGAGCAAGTTGGCTCCGCTTGGCTTTGTGAAACAATCTCCTGTAACTTTGTCGGGATGGTTTGGAGTTTTGGTATCAGAAGTCTATTACAACAAAGACACTGATCAAGTCATTCAGATAAGAAAGGGTGGAGATTCTTCTCTGTATGGGCATACAGAAGATAAGACGGCGTGGAAGCCTATACTGAATGATCGTCCAATTGGTGAGATTTTAGCATACCTGATTCAGAATCAATCAAAAAGTTCCAAAGATGATTCTCGTGGACCACTGACTGAATATGGACCCCAACTAAAGAAAAAGGGATTCCGATGGAATCCAGACTTGGCATCCTATGTTAAGAAATCCAAGGGAGGAGAACAAGAAAAAGTAGTAGTAACCGAAGAAGGATTGGAGTATTACTATGTAAATCCGAATGGAGAGACAAAAGTCTTTCAATCCACAAGTACTTCTGCGGTGATAAACATGATTACCGCAAACACTTTCAATAAGAACGTAGCTCGATTGCATGGATTGGGATATGTTCCGACCGATAAGCCAATAGGTCCGGGAAATAAGAAAGTAAAGACCAATGCAGATTTTTACAAGGCATCTACCAAAGAAATCGTAGAATACTTCGTAAATGGGTCTGCCAAGTATGGTGCATTTGACAAGACCACGGGCAATTACATTCCATACATGACGTTTGACACCTTGGAAGATGCTGTTGATTATCTTTCACCATCGGGTTCCTTGACACATGAAGGAACGCCGGTGATGGCGTCTCCCAACATAGACGACAATCTTCAATTCACGTTCGGATTCAAGTGGAAAGGTGGAAATTATCACAAAGGAAACCAGAAAATCAATTTTGATAAGGGTGGATTGATTAACTATCATTATGTCGGAAACATGGGAGAAATGGTCACGTATTCGTCCAACTGGAAGACTGCCGATGGAATTGAGAATTTTATCAATCGCCTAGAACTCAACAATACCGGAAATCCTCCATTCAAGTACTCGGAGATGGGTAAAACTCCCGTTAGAGTAAAGGCTGTTATACCAGTTGATCATAACTTACAGGCTAAGTATGGATACAAGTGGGATGATTCGTCAAAGCAATATGTAAAGAAAACCGATGCATTAAATAGTATCATCTTCACAAGTAATGGAGCAATATACTACTATCCAACTGGAGGTTCGGGACAAAATCATAAGTTTGAAGATGTAGTTCAATTATTCAATATATTGGATAAAGAGCAGGGAACCCAGATAGAACCCGGAGTTGTTGAAGCCATAGCCAACAGACTTAAAGAACATGGATTCGAGAAGACATTTGGTGATGCTTTACATGACAAGTTCAAGCACAAGTCCAATGGACAATGGATAGTCTTTAATAAGCAGGACGGAAAGTCGGCATTGTATAATGATGACAATCTTATCATATGGAACTATGATACTCCCGAAAAACTTATGAAGGAATTTCCAAAGAAATCGGTGAATGAGATCAATTACAAAAGCATGATGAAAATCATGCTTCAGTAAGTTAAGCCGTTGGTTGCTCTGCTTGTGGAGGAGCCGTAGGGTTCTGGAAATCTTTCAAGATGCGAACACGATTGATTCTCGTTTGAGGACGATTGGTGTATTTGTTAATAGCCTCATATCCCACGATAGTTCCATCAATGATGTACTTTCCGTTCTCAGCGAATCCATCGGCATTTGAAGAGAACCACAAAAAATCGTTTCCATAATCGTCTCGGAAAGAGATACGATAACCAATGCCAGAATCTCCATATCCAAAGGTTTGGGTCTTTTCGTATTCGGTAATCTTTTTGACGGTGACTTCCCATCCCCATTCCTTGCCACGGATAGCCTTTTTGATGGCTTTCTCGTCCATTCCCCCAGCCGCCAGCCGCTTGACTTCGGTTTCTTTAGCAACGTCACGAAGACGTTTCTTTTCAAGTGTTGCATCAAATTTGACGGGAGATGCAGGAAGTGCTGCCATTTGTTTTTCGGCATCGGCTTTCTTTTCGGCGTCTCGTTTGTCTCGGATGAACAATTGAACAAGGGCAGCGTAGAACCCGAAGTGGTTTCCACGGAGATATTCTTGTCCCGAAACCAGTTTTAGATTGTGAAAGAAGTCGGCGAAGTCTGGCTTCTCTTTCGCCATTGCGTCAAAGTCCTTGGTTTTTAGCCAAGCATGAAACTCTTCCATGAATGCTTCAACCTTCTTGAGAAATTCTTCGTCGTGGTGTATTCTCCAGTAAACTGGATAGCGGTGTTCAGGATTTTTGACTTGAGGAGAGGGACGCATTTCTTCTAAGGCACGGTTTAGAGTAGATTGAGTAGTCTTCCCTATTTCCGCATCGGCGTTGGCTTGCTTTTTGGAAATATATGTTCCAGTGTAGAGATACGTGGCGAGCAAAAATTTCAACAGATGGTCAGTATCTTCATAATACTTTCCTCCCCCTCCACCCATTCCTCCTTCGGAGTCTTGATCCATTTCGCCCGCTTGGGAAATATCATCACGAAGATTCTCAATCATCTTTGTGTAGGCAACGAGACTCGCAATGGAGATACCGGGCATGAAACGTGCTAGGCAGTTGCGTCCGACAATCAGTAAATCTCCTGCCTTCTTGGTCGGAAATCTCTTAGGGTCATCTTGCTCCATCTTGATGATGAAGGTGTCATTCCGGTCTCGGTTCGTATTGCAAACGTCGCAGCGTTGATTCATTGATTTGAACTCTGCGGGAAGGTTTGATACTGAGGAGTTGGGATTGGTGTAAACGAAATTTCCTTCGGGAGTATGCTCAAGGCGAGCAACAAACTCGTAACCTTCAACTTGAGGAGCTTTGCCCTCAATTCTCACGGTATATTCTTTGACGTTAACCCATGAATTGGGGTCGTCAAGAATCGCCTTATCTAACGCAAACACAACTGGTTGTGACATCTGCATCTTCTTGATGTCGGGGTGGATTTCCTTGACCATTTCCTCCTTTAAGATGCGGATTGCCATAGGAGGAACTTTGTATTTGGCAGCTTTCTTATTGAGAGCATCTACACGAGACTTCAAGAATGCAAGACCAACATCCCTAACTTTGAATTCCTCTGGCAAGTTAGCGTCCTTGGTTTCAAGGACAAGAACTTGTGGGCTGACGAGATCGAGCAGTTTTACCATACTGGTATAAATATCTACGGATTATCAAATCTTCGTATTTTGGAAAATGTAGCAATGGTTTGGCACAACGTCAAGAAACTTTTTTCGGAATGTTCTCGCTTCATTTGATTAACGTCCCAACAACACAATACAAAGTTGTCTTTCAAATATCCTTTGGAAGAATCTATTCGATCAATACTCATAAGGGTAGAATCTCCAGTTTTCCATGTCATCGAAACTCCACTATAATAACATCGTCCGTTTTGTTTTTCGTATTGTTGTATGACATCATATTGGTTTATTTCAAATGACAAATTTCTCTTTTTACCATTACTTTTTGCCGCATTACATAGAATTGCCGAACGCCGTTTATAAGAAGAGCTAGAGCGACGTTGATTTTCGATAATATCACATTTTTTACAACGTGAGGAATACACACCTGTTTTTTTAGCCATGTAAAAATTTGAGTGTGGTAATTCAGATAAACATCCAATACACGTTTTGGTAATTTTTAACTGTTGTGTCATAAAAATATGTATGTCATGTTTTTCTAAAAACACATATTATATTACAAAATGTTTTCATTTTTGTTTGGATAATAGCTATGTACGTTATGAACACACTTGTCAACTATTTTGTTAACAGACAACACATACACAGAAAGGTCACATATGAGTGCAATCCTCGAAGAAGGCATTGGTTTTGGTGGAAATGACAACCAAGACAATTCCAAAACATCCCCCGATAAGAAAGTCCAGACTAATTCCATTCTCAATGGAATCAAAGAGGAACGACCCAATGCTCTTCAAAATGCTAAAGAAGCTTTGGAAAAATCTTTCCCACGGGCTTGTAAAGTTATTACTGATTCAACCGAGTCAAAAGTTCAAGAATTAGTTACACCTAAAGAACCCTATGTCAAATCTCAAGTTGTTCTTGAAACCGAAAAACTAATCACCACGTTCCGCAAGAAAATGGCGGACTATCCAAAGCACATGTCGTATGAAGGTTCGATGGTGCTTTGTGTATTGCTTTCCATGAAGAGGGTCGCCGCAGTAAGTATGCGAAACATTCCCTCCGTGGACCAAACCTTGATTCGTAGTCTTCTTCCCAAAGATGCCGAAGTATCAAGCTTTGATGTCAAATTTGATGATGCAAAAGATTTTGTCCTTATCTTCAATCCTACCACAAGCAACAATCTCACATTGACTTTGTTCAATACCGTTGCTCATCCCCGCCCAGAAGACTTGGTTGTCAATGCCGACGTTCAGGTTGAGAGTCAAGGCGATAATATCGCTGTTGGAGGCGGGAAAATCAAAATGAATCGTAAGACGATTCAACGCCTGTTTGGAAACGAAACACCCGAACCAGACCGAGAAGAACGAGAAGAGACTCCGAAAAAGCCAGTTGCTACGAATCGAAATGCATATGAAATTCGTGCCGACGTTCTTCAAATGGCAATTGATTGGGCAAAGGTTGAAGACTCCAGTGGCGATTACAAGAAACCCACCGAAGAACAGTTATTGAGTCTCGCAAGAAAGTTTTACTCGTTTGTCGAAAACAGACGGTAAGTTATGCCAACGCCCGAACAACTGCGAGAATGGCATTCTGCGTTCAGTGCAATTGAACGTGTGGATGATTATCGTAAATTGAAGGAGCACTTCCATTCGGTCTGTGCTCAGATTGACCGACTAAATGAAGAAATCCCTCTCTTCAAACGACCAACCAATCCTCGTCAAGATGTTCAGCAATGGCAAGAGAAGCACAATCTCAGTATGCTTATTAAACAAAAATCTCGGCTTGAAAAACAGCTAAGTTTGATGGAAGAGCAGATCAAAATAGAGATTGAAGCTTCAAAAAAAGAGTTATAACTAACCCTTAACACACACAGCATATGGTCAACGAATACACGAAAAAATCCCTCGAAGGAGTATGGATTGGGGATTGCATTGGCAATCTCGGTCAACTATACTACGTTCACGACATCCTTGCTGCACTTGAAAACGGTGTAGCAAAGTTTGGTTCTCAATTGAATCAGTTCTCCAAACAGTTTCAATACTCAATGCAGGATGTAAATTCCACATTGTCTAAACAGCGTCAAGAACAACTTGGGAAGACCAAAGAAGGTTCTTGTGGAAATGGTTCGGCTATGCGAATTGCTCCGCTCGGAGCGTTCTTTGCTGGCACCAAGAACTTGAATGAGTTGGGAGAACTTGCCCGTTTATCTGCCGAAGTTACTCATTGTCATCCTGAAGGCATTGCCGGTGCAGTGGCAATTGCTGCGGCATCATACTATGTCACAACCCTTGCACAATGTCAAACTCCATTGGATGATAGTAACTTGTTGAGCACGGTGTATTTCTTTATACCCGATGGACAAGTGCGAGAAGGCATTAAACGTGCAATTGATATGCCTCTCAATACACCCATTGGAAAGGCAAGAGAAATCTTGGGCAATGGAACCCATGTTACATGTCAAGATACGGTTCCTCTGTGTTGCTGGCTTGCTCATAAAGCATTGTTGGCATATCCTGCGGAGAACATGTATCAGAGATCAATCGTCGAAACCTCAATGGCATTTGGCGACGTTGATACAAATTGTGCCATTGTTGGAGGAATCGTTGGGATTGTTAGTCCTCCTCCCGAAAAATGGGTGAAATTCTGTCAAGAAATGGAAGGAGTCTTATGAGTAGCTTATCTCTAATTTCAATCATGCGTGACGACCCCGATTTCGGGAAGCGTCTTACCAAAAAAGTTGAAGAAGTCAAAAAGAACAAAGAAGACTTGTTGACTGCCGCCGATGAATACGCTTCAAAGTATCGGGAAGAAATCATTGAGGGCACAGAACTCAGAGCAAAACTTCTTACTGAAGGGACATCCAAAGGTTTGTCAGAAGACCAAATTATGGCGACCTATGGTAAGTTCGTCCCCACAGTTTACACTCCGATCCTGAACATGCTGTATTTCTTGCTCCGAGAATCTGAGCCAAGAGATGCAATGAAGTATCGCCAGCGAGACGCCATCAATGAGGTTCTTCTCAAGACAAAACAACTGAGTCATGACGACAAAGAGCAAGATTTGTCTGCCGAGGAACTAACCGCTATTCTCGATGAGAAGCTGAAAGAGCTTCATAGTCAAACAGTTGCAGAGGACCGACGAAAGAAAGTCAATCAACAGTTTGCTACCGAAGACCGTGAAGAAGCCCACCTGAAAGAACCAGAAGACATGGAGTCTTTTCTCTTCGGGCATTTGACATTGGATCAATTCAATACGTTGAAGAAGTTGAAGGCACTGACGCATTCAAGTAATGTCTCCGAAGCTTCCACGGCATTTGAGACGGGCAAGAAATTGTCCTTGAAATACAAGGTGGATTGGGATAAGATACCCGATTACTACAACAAGAAGTAACATCATATGAAAGCATTTGTAAAAACACGCAAGGGAAACTTTCCAGATGTCAACTATTATGTGGCATGGAAAGGGTTTGATGAAATCGGGTATGAAGTCATTAAATTTGAAGAAGATTTTGAGGCTACCATTCCAGTAACCGAACAGACACCCGTCTTTGCGGGCGTAGGCTCCTGCCGAAAAATCATCAAGCGGGTCTTTGCATGGGACTACGTTGGTATCAATCCATATCCAACGGAGCTTATTCCTTTCATGCATAGAAAATTTGAAAGAAAGAAATGGATAGATGCACGAGACGAAGCCCTTGAAGGACATAAGTTTATCAAGTCCGTTATTCAAAAACAATTTAATGGAAAGGTCTTGTCCACGCTTCTGGACACAATTCGGACTGCCAAAATGGAATCAGACCATGAAGTTTTTGTGTGTGATCCAGTTGAATTTCTATCTGAATATAGGGTATATGTTCATGAAAATGAAATTGTTGGAGTCAAACATTATCATGGTGATTGGTCGTTGCCACTGAATGTGGAGATTATTAAGGAAGCAATCAATGCCTATAAACCTTCCGCCCCTGTTGCATATGGGTTGGATTTGGGAGTTTTGAATGATTCCAATCGAAACATAGCATTGGTTGAAATTAACGATGGCATTTGTCTTGGGAACTATGGATTGGACTCTATTCATTATGCTGAAATGATTTCGGCAAGATGGTTAGAACTGACGACCAATGGCAGTAGTTAAAATAACTTGAACTTTTGCTAAAAAAGATTACAATAACACGTTATGATGGATAAAGACAGCAAGATATTCGTTACAGGTCACACGGGACTGGTCGGCAGTGCCCTTGTTCGCAGACTCAGAAGCAATGGATATTGGAACATCGTCACGGTTCCCCATAGCCAGCTTGATCTGACAGACAAAGAACAGGTAGAGCATTTTTTCTATGTCAAACAACCAGAGTATGTCATCAATGCGGCGGCACGAGTTGGAGGAATTCATGCGAATGACAAGTATTCCGCCGAATTCATCTATCAAAACTTGGCAATCCAAACAAACGTCATTGATGCGTGCCATAGGCATGGCGTCAAGAAGTTGATGTTCCTTGGGAGTGTCTGTATTTATCCAAAATTTGCTCCGGTTCCCGTCAAAGAAGAGTATTTGCTCACAGGAGAATTGGAGCCAACGAATCAGTGGTATGCTACCGCAAAAATCGCCGGTATCAAAATGTGTCAAGCATACCGAAAACAATACGGACATGACTATGTTTCCGCAATGCCGTGTAATTTGTACGGTGAGGGCGACAATTTCCATCCCGAAAACTCTCACGTCATTCCTGCCCTTCTTCGCAAGTTTTTGGAAGCAAAAGCCACCAATTCTCCATCGGTTACGTGTTGGGGGACCGGCACAGCCCGCAGAGAATTTCTGTATGTTGATGACATGGCTGATGCTTGTGAATTTCTGATGCATAATTATAGTGATGGACAAATCATCAATATCGGCTTCGGCGAAGATTTCACCATCAAGGAATTGGTTGAACAGATTGCAGAAGTCACCGAATACAAAGGAGAAATCGTTTGGGATACAAGTAAACCCGATGGAACTCCAAAAAGAATTTTAGACACAACTCGCCTATTTGGATTGGGTTGGAAACCAAAAATATCACTCCGAGAAGGCTTGACAAAAACGCTCAATTGGTATAGGCTTCAAGAGCAAAGAAGAGAAAAATGAACGACAACACAGAAAAAACCCTAGATTACTGGATCAATCTTGCCAAGAAAATTGCAACTGAGGCACACACTGGTCAGTTCCGCAATGACAAGACAACCCCGTATATTAAACATCCCGAAGCAGTTGCAAATGCTGTTGACTCCCGCCTAAAGCCAATTGCATGGCTCCATGACGTAGTGGAAGACACCCACGTCTCTATTCAAGATTTGCGTGATGCAGGATTCCCCAATTACATTGTGGATGCGGTGGATGCTATTACCCACCGAAAGAATGATACCAACGTCGTGTATTGGCAACAAGTTCTGAGAAATGCGGATGCCGTGGAAGTCAAGATTGCCGACATTAAGACCAATCTCGGCGACGCCCCGAATGATTATCAGAAAATGAAATACGCTCGTGCGTTAAAGATTTTCGCCGATGCTGGTTATACAGTTTGAGAATTTACCGAGCAATTGGTAAATGGTGGAGGGCTTAACCCGCCCCCGAAGCGAGGAATCACTTCCTCGCTTTTTTGTTTTCTTGACAAATCATGCCCAATCATGCTAAAGTACTTGTCATGAGCACTAAATACGTCGATCCTGCGACGGTAAAAATCATCGATCTCGTCAAGGGAGATAAGAAAGTTCGCTTTGCTTATTACCGTGACCGTGAGTTTTGGTATCAACATGAAGACGGTCTTCTTTTCCCTGTAGCATTGAAAGATGTGGATGATCCCGCATCAAAAGCTACGCTACCAGCCGAAGAGAAAGCTATGCTTTTTATGCGATGGATGCGAAAGTATATTGAAGCTGCAAAGGAAGCGTCATGACTTGGTACTACATTTGGTACATGCTGCACAAAATTCCTGCTTACGAGCGAACCTGCGGCACAAAAGAAGCGGCTGATGAACGAGTTTCTAAACTTCGTTCACAAGGCAAAGAAGCGTGGTGGACAACCACTGTGTTCAAACATTTCTGGTACTAATGGCTGCACAAATGGACAATTGCGTGTTCTGTGGGTTCTATACATGGACTCGTGGGCATCATATTATCCCCAAGTGCAAAGGAGGCACGGAGATCGTTGCCACTTGCCAAACATGCGAGGATTACATACACAAAACATGGTCCCACAACGAACTTCGTGACGTTTACAATAACGTTGACATCATTCTCGCCAATGAAGGATTCCAAAAGTTTCTCAAGTGGCGTAGAAAACAATCGCCCAACACTCTTTTCAAATCTGATGCCGGAAAACACCGAGACCGAAGAAAGTTCTCGTGAGAGACATTTTGTCTATATTCTAAAATGTGTTGACAATTCCCTTTACACGGGCTACACTACTGATATAGAGCGGCGGTGTGTCGTACACAACAAAGGCAAGGGTGCTAAATACACCCGAACCAGATTACCCGTGGTGCTCGTGTATTTTGAAGAGTTTGATACAAAGTCGGATGCAATGAGGCGAGAGTATCAAATCAAGCAGTTATCACGAAGCCAAAAACTGAAACTTATTTATGGACATCAAAAACCTAAAACTTCACGAGCTTGAAGAATTGCAAGAAGATGTTGAGGATCAAATCAACAAACTGAAACGTGCCGCAAAGCTTGCCAAGAAGCACACCAAGGAGGAAATCCTTGCCATGTTCTCTCATTGGGGATACATCGTTCCCAAGGGAGCAAAAATTTGGCGACTGCATGATTCAAAGCATGAAGGAGCATACGGCATGGAAGTCGGTGGGTATGAACACTCATGCCACATTGAATCCACCGATTTTCTTGTGTTGCTGGTTGTTGATGGCGACTATCATGGGGTTGAAAGCTATGGAGATTTGTGGCTCGGTGAATTGACTGTTGTATGAACAGCACTCTTTTTGAACAGTATATTTCCTTGAATGATCAGCTTCTTTGCTACATCATGCAAGGAGGGTCGGAATCCAAGCAAGCCAACGAAATCCGTTCCAATATGGACCGAGTATGGAAGCAGTTGAGCTTGATTGAGCAACAGTTGGCGAAAGAGAAACTTGAAGGTCCAATTTCAAAGCGATGAAAATCCTCTTACTCATGATTTATGAGAACAGTTCTGTTCTGAGTGTCTCTTCTACTTTCTTAATTTCTGTATGTGGAATGCGTCGCAATTTTATTCCCTTTTGTTTGCAAAACTCAGTTTTGATGGAGTCATTTTCTTGAATTGATGGCGACCAATACTTACTTGTTTTATCAAAGTGATGTCGTCCATCGTATTCAATACACATGTTTTGTTTTGGCAAATAAAAATCAAATCGTAATGCAACTCCGTGCTTTCCTACACATCCTTTGAATTTGTGTTCACTATGAAATGGAATGTTTAATAAGCGAAGAAGCAAGGTGATTTTTTCTTCACCGTGAGATTGGCGGCAATAAGGACACCCACTTTCTTCATATAAATGTCCTCGTGGCAATTGAAGAAATGATTGATCACACATGTTGCATTTGATTTTAACCTTGGTTTTAGCATTGACATAAGTGGTATTGGTATAGTCGTAGTTGTCTCCGTGGATTGCCGTTGCTAAAGCAATGAATTCTTTGGAACTCTTTCGCTGTGATGTAATTGTACAGGTCGGACAGTTCTTACAATTAAGGAAATTGTACGGGTTTGGATAGAACGTGTTCCGACATTGGTTACATAGGATTTCAATCGGAGTTCTATTGTTGGCATATTTGACTTTAGAATAATCAAATTTCTTGCCATGTTTGGTGATTGCTTGCTTTATAAAATCATCTTGACTTTTTAGGTTGGTTCGCATACACTTATACATATTGGGATTCATCGGAAAAGATGAATGGATTTATGCATCATGACTAAAATAGTATCTCTGTGGACTCGGCAACATTCCCGACCTTTTGATGAATTCTCGGAATCGTCCCGAACGTCTTCTTCTCTAAAATCGTGGGCATCTTTCTTTAGTACAGTGATATTTATACCTGTATGAATGAAAAGATTCAAGCTATTCTGCTCAAAATTGTCCTCGGAATGAAGAAGGAACATTGGGCAGTCGCTCCTGATTGGGAAGTGACATTGAAGAGCGAGGGTCATGTTCCCCTATCCAAAAGTATTCGGGTTCAAGGAAACTTTAATGATGACGAATGGAGTGACTCAATCGAAACCACAATTGATTTGAGACTTACATCCACCGACGAATTGACTTATTTTCCAGAATACACCATCTACGCCAGCATTTTAATTCAAGGTGGTCAAATTCATGACATCGCATATAAACTAGATGCCGATGTTGCATTTACTGACCAAGATGTTCGGGACGAAGAAAAAGCAACTGCGTCGGCAAAAAAGATTTCTCGATTAGTGGAAGATCACATTGAATCTGAGTACAGCGATTACGTTGATCAGAACGCCCAAGACATTCAAGCATATGAACAGGGTGGTTGGAAGGCAGACGACGATTCCGTAGATGATCGATAATCCGTAGTTTTTCGGATTATTAGTAGATATTTATTAGTGTTGTGAAGGCACTACAGTTTATTATACTGTTAGTAGTGCTGCTAAGTATGAACGGACTTCGGGCAGCTAACCCAACAACTGTCCCCGACTACCTCTCCTCCATCTCTGTCAGAGTAAAAACCCCAATCGGCTCATCTGGTTCGGGTATTGCTTTCACTAGAAAAGATGCATATGGAAAAGATGTAACTTATGTATGGACCGCTGGACATGTATGTCTTCACCGAGAGACTATACCATTTGTGTATATTGGACCAAAAATCCCTATGTCCAAAATCCGCTCGGTGGTTCCAACAGAAATCACATATTACACCAATCTCACAGTCTCTCAGGATGTTGTAATCAATGGGAAGTTTGCATATACAACCAATCTCTCAGCCACTTTAATCAAATGCAGCCCCGACGACGAGGGCAATGATTTGGCGGTTCTCCGAGTGAATGGTAAATTTTTCAATAACAACAAAGTCGAATTTGATCTGTCCGGACGAATTCCAAAACTCGGAGAGCCGCTGTACGCTTTCGCATTTCCCTATGGTGAACCAATGTTTACCACAGGAATGTTTTCTTATGTCGGTCGTGTTTACGATGATTATGTCTATGACCAAAGTTCGTTGATTGTCTATCCGGGTTCAAGCGGTGGTGGTGTTTTCAATGAAAATCAGAAGTGCGTAGGACTTGTCATGAGAATGAGGGGTGCCGGTCTCAATTATATTGCTCCAATTCGTAGAATGCAAGAATGGGCAAAGGAAGAAGGAATTGAATGGGCGTTAAATTCTTCTAAACCAATGCCTTCGGCAGAAGAACTGAAGAAAATTCCACTTCTTGACAAAGAGACAGATGAATGCGAAGATGAAGTAATTCTGCCAAATCCGTTTAAGCCATTCATGAAGGACTTCAAGCTTAAACCGCCCGCTCTCAAGCCTGACGAAGATAAAAAGCTGGCAAAGTAAACTTTCCACTTGACAATTTCAAGGGATGGGATATACTTCACCCACGCTACTCGTAAAGGGTTTCACCAAAAAAGTGACATTTTTTGTTGACATGACCATATTTATGCAGTAGAGTGTCGGTATAAATGCCAGATTGATGTAATAGTAGCCTAACGCTCTCATAAGGCGAATGCACTGGGGCAGAACCAGTATCTGGCACCAATTTTGGGTTAGTTGCACTTTCCCTAGATTAAAAAGGCAACGGTTGTTTGTACTTACGTTTTGGACCTAACATGAAAAACGTGAACGTCGGTTGGAGTAATTTACCAATCGTCATGCGGGTGTGGTGTAGTGGTAGCCCACGACATTGCCAATGTTGAAGTGAGGGTTCGATTCCCTTCACCCGCTCCAATTTTGCACCATTGACATAGTGGCTGTGTGTCAGCCTTCCAAGCTGAATAGGTCGGTTCGATCCCGACATGGTGCTCCAATTTTTGCTAGAGTTGGTGTTGTCGAAGGAAGAAGCAGACAACGAATATGCTTCGCCAAAGCCTTCTATGGAGCCGCAGAGTGAGTCAGAGTCGGTCGTTACATTCCCTCACTATCAGACAACAACACAGCCCCTCGGTCAAAGGCTATAGCAAGATGCGTTAGTGGTGTTTTGAACGGCAGCATGATGGGCTTCCAACTCATAGGTGAGGATTCGACTTCCTCCTAACGCTCCAAATTTTGTCAGTGGAAATGCCGAGTCAGCGGAAATAATTCTGACCATAGATAAATGAAACTGACAGATTGCCGCATTAGTATAAAAGCATTACACGGCTTTGGTAAAGCTGAGACGACGGGGCAGTACCGTCATGTGGCTCCAATTTGGTCCTGACCCTTGGAGGGACGTTCGACTTATGATCGAATTCGCACTAGATTAGTGCCGGGATAGGGTTCGATTCCCTACGGGACTACCATTTTATTGCGGGGTACAGTTCTGGTGAACTGGGATGTCTCATAAGCATCTTCAGAAAAGTTCGATTCTTTTCTCCGCTACCATTTTGTGAGATGCAAAGCAACTCATGCGGGGACGCAAAGCGACCTCAGAGATGAAAAAAACTCAGTCCTATAAAAACGAAAAAGTTAAGGTGATCAAGGAATTGAACATCAAGGACAAAGAAGGAGAATGGGTTCAGATTGAGTTTTTGACAGGAGACAAAAAAGGATGTAGAGTTCCTGTATCGTTGAAAGATTTAGAATAATTTGTTCAGTGTCATTGAGGGCGGCTACAGATACCGATTTGACATCATACCCCGAAAGGGATTGATACGGGACGCTTGCGACAGGGCGACTGTTGGCTGCTGGATGCCGAGTGACCTGAAACACTGAACATTTTGCCCATGTGGATAAGCGAAGCTGGAACAAGCAATGTGCTCAAAACACGTCATCCTTTATCCGTTCGAATCGGTTCGTGGGCACCAATTTCCGTCGTGTGGATAAGCGAAGCTGGCACAAGCAACTTACTTAAAATAAGTCATCCTCTATCGGTTCGAATCCGTTCACGACGACCAATTTGATACCAAATGGAAAATAGTTACGCCAACGAATCAACGGTGTATGACCAATCACCGGCAGTTGAAAAACAACAAATTGATTTTATGCACGAGCTTGGGTTTCGTGCAGTCGCCCGAAAGGATACGTGGGTTTTGTGGGAGATGCAAGGTTGGCCGGAAGTCTCTGTGTGGCTTCAAGGATTTCAAGTGGATTTGAGTCATCGGTATATTCTGATGCAAGTCTATAAGTCGGGAGTGAACAGTGGAAAGGAATTTCAAGCAAATGAAATTCGTTTATCGTTGGGACTGTCACCGATGAAGAAGGATGACCTTCTCCGACTGTCCTCATTCGATCATCCGTGGCTTGCGATTGAAATGAATCCAAGACACGGGCGACACGAATCATGACAACTTGTAGCAATTGTAAGCAAGAACGTGAATTGCCCGATGGCATTTCTTGTGAAGAATGTTTGATCTACAAACAATATCTTGACAAGGAAGACGAGTATGTTATAGTGACTCGTGAAATGGCAAAAGACGCAGGCGACCTTCAATTGGAAGGTCAACTGTGGAAGTGGAATTGATTTTTTCTCGTTGGTGTAGTGATAGCACACTCCGTAAGGAGAAGCGTTGGCTCTAATCCAATACGAGGATATGTACCGTTCGTAGAGTGGCACATGCGATTGGCTGCAACCCTTTAGACGTTGGTTCGATTCCAACACGGTACTCCAAATTTGAGTCTAAAACACTCAGTTTCAAGCACTTGTGAAAAAAGTGCAAGAAAGATGAAAAAGTAGTTGACATTTGCCGTGGATGCGGTATAATGTCTCTCGTAAATGAAAGTTCGGAACTGTTTTCCGAGCGAAAAGAAAACTAGCACGCTATTTATTAGCAAGCAAATGAGAACAATGCGATCACAACATAAACAATGGTTTAGCCCCTTGGCAATCAAGGGAGAGAACCTCTCTGTTCAGATTAGTCTGACAAAGAATGTTTATCTCAATGATCGCCCAGAAGGATTCGGCTCATGATGTAACGTACTCACATACCTTACACCAAGAGCCGAGGAAAAAATCCTCGGCTTTTTTGTTGCCCGAAAACAACAAAGAAGAGAAAGAACGCTGTGAAAGAAAAAGTTGAATTTGTCGGTGTGGTTTTGAAGGTCAATGGAAAAGAAGTGACCTTCCCGAAGGAAAAGGTATCCTTTTCTGCTTCGGAAAGTGAGTGCGACTTGTGCGGCTCACATGGCTCAGTGAACTTGAGCGTGGTTGATGGAAAGAAAGTTCTTGACGTAGAAGTTCACGAGTGGTAAGTTGAGAAAGTAGATTTTGATAGGTTTACATGGTGTTGTTCAACCTAGAAAAAGCACCCGTAGAGGCGAGCCGTGGGAAATCGGAGACGCCGGTATCAGTGGGGACACTGATGCTACCAACGAAGGTTCACAAATCCCTTTAATTTAGGGAACAAATGCAATACCTGCATGAACTTCCCGATGGCAATTAGCACAAAGAAGATTGCATTTTTTAATCTCTTCCTTTGCCACATCAATGGATGCAAGTCGCAACAGTTCGGAAACTGATTCTAACTTGGTTGTCATATCTTTGTGATGAAATTCCAATGCGTTTAGACAACGGTTGTAGCCACAAATTTGGCATTTACCTCCACCAAGTTCTTTTAACAATGTCAAGTTGTTACGGCGACTTTTTGATTTTCGTTTTTGGGCACATTCTTTGTAATGTGGAGAGCAATGATAGCGGATCGTGCTCATGGATGCTCCCGTTATTTTTTCAATGGCAGAATATGATTTGCCTTCGCCTCTCAATTTCAAAATTTGTTCTTTCATAAGTGTTGTGGCGAGTCTTATGTTGTCTCGCCATACATAAATAGTTTTCAAAAAACATAAAATGGGATGCAAGCTCTAATAGTGGTAAGCTACCGGCTTTTAACCGGAAGGACACGGGGCAGTACCGTGGCGTCCTACCAATTTTCAAACCCTTTAACGTGTTTTGGAGACTATAAGAAATATGTAGTCTTATGCCAACAGAACAATGGAGAAAAGAACATGTTAAAAAATTGCGACAATATCGTCGCCAGTGGTATGCTTCTAACAAAAGACATGCCAAGAAAAAGATTATTCAACGTAAGGAAGAATTAAAGCGATGGATGGATACTCTCAAAGAAACTCTTCAATGTAATTGTGGAGCATCACACGTTGCTGTTCTTACGTTTCATCATCGTGATCCTAAGAAAAAAGAAATAGAAGTATCACGAGCAGTTGCCGATGGATGGAGCAAAGAACGAATTTTGAAAGAGATTGAAAAGTGTGATGTTCTTTGTAGAAATTGTCATGCAATTATTCATTGGGAAGAAAACAAATAGGCGGGGTGCCAGCAGCACAGTAGAGTCTCCAAAACTCAGCTTGGTCGGGGCAGCACCGACTCCGCTTGCCAATTTGCGGAAACAGCGTGCGTCTGAAAAGACGAGGGTCGCTACCGCCACAATTTATAGGCAGTTGCTTTAGAAGCAGACCGAACTCCAAATCCGGTTAAGTGGGAGCGTAACCTACACTGCCTGCCAATTTCTCGTTTAGTGTATATTAACACTTCAAGGTAACTGAGGATATACGTAAAGGCTACATATAAATCCTTAACGCAACAATGCGATGGGCAACCATAAAAAACGTGAGCCAGCAGAAAGGCAGAAAGGCTGGACAGGCGTTGCGGATGCTAAGGTAGCACAATATCGTAAAAAGTAGGGGAAGTAGATTTGCTTGTAGCACAGAAGGCACCCGCACATCGCATTTGAGCCTTCAGGAGTTGGAACGCCAACACGAGAAAATTTTTATGGTGATGTTGTTGTAATAGTAGCATCCTAGCTTGTGAAGCTTGTAGAGCGGGAGCGTAACCCGTACATCACCCCAATTTCAATTGCCTCGGTCGTATAATGGTATTATGCGACTTTCGTAAAGTTGAGACGGGGGTTCGATTCCCTTCCGAGGCTCCATTTAAGTTGTAGTTTTGAACCATTGAATCATATTTATTAGAATATGACAATACTTCGAGAATGCAACCAATGTGGTAATAGTTTAACTAAACGGTGGCAAACGAAATTTTGCTCTTCAGAATGTTCTGCTACCTATAACAATTTACATCATAAAACTGGCAGATTCAAACATGGAATGTTTACAAAAAAATTGTGTAAAGAATGTGGCAATGAAACAAAAAACCGAAAATACTGTTCGTCTGAGTGTGCGAATAAAGGAAGAAAAAAAGAATGGGAGCAGAAACTCCAAACCGGAAAAATCACTTATTCATACACAAATGGACAAGTTCGAAAATGGTTGTTAAACAACAGAGAACATAAATGTGAAAGTTGTCATCTTACAGATTGGTTGGATAAACCAATAAATTTGACAATGGAACATAAAGATGGGAATGCTTGCAATAACATTCCTGAAAATTTAATGCTTTTGTGTTGGAATTGTCATAGTATGACGTTGACGTTTGGCCGTAAAAACATAAATGGCACACGACATTACAGAAAATAATCTCTGAAATAAATCAATTTGGTTCTTCATTCGGTGAACCAGAAGTAATGCCCTTTCCACAAGGTCATGTAAATCTTCAAAAACCGACTTCTGGTCTCTAAACTTTGATGGTGAAGCACTGGCTCTTAACCAGTTGGAACTCGGTTCGAGTCCGAGAGGGACCACCAATTTGATAGGTTAATCAATGTTCGGTTAACCTAGTGGAATGAGATAGATGTGAAAGCCGCAAGCTCCACAGAACAAGTGAGACATTTGCAAGACGGTGCAACTCCGTTGCGATCTCAGTGTGAAATCCTCAGAAAACTATTTCGGGCCAGTAGCATCAATGTAATGCGTCTCACTTGCAATGAGAAAATTGCGGGTTCAAGTCCCGCCTGTGTCCACCAATTTGTAAAGTGAAAGACAGAATATGTCAGAGAGCGAGTAAACACTCGGTCAACATAGCAATGGCTCTTCATGTTGAGAACATGACACTTCACATCTCTCCGTCGCCTAACTTGGTATGGCACTTGATTTGGGGTCAAGAATAATGTAGGTTCAAATCCTATCGGGGAGACCAATTTATCGTCTGATCGTCTAAAACCTAAGACACCAACACTGTACTAACGTTGGAGATGCGTGGATGAAGTCATGACAACGACGACCAATTTGAGCTAGTAGGTAAGTAAGCCCCGGAAGGGGACACTAGGAGCGAAACTCTGCTTAGACCCCCGTGTGAACGGTGTGGGAGGCTACCTTCGGTATCTAATTTGAGATACTAACAGCAACCAAAAAACTTGTTTATTCAACAAACCAAAAAATGGTATCTCGCTTTTGGGCATATAAAGTAAGAGGAACCTACCTGTCTGTCACACAGGAGTTCGTGAGTGCGATTCTCCGTATGCCCGCCAATTTGAACTTGACATGTTTTTCCATTTATACGATAATGTGAAAATGATATATCAGGTTGTCTGTCCATATTGTAAAAATGAGTTTGCGTGTCCTAAAAATAAGGATACTAGATTCTGTTCAAAACGATGTTGGGGAAATTTTCAAGTCGAAGCTCGTCTCATTAAAAACTCTATCTATGATAAATCCATTCGTGGATGGTGTTATAGACATCTTGAACAAAAATGTTATGAATGTGGTCAAAGTACTCAATGGAATAATAAACCATTGAGATTACAAGTAAACCACAGAAATGGCAATACTCGTGACAATCGCCGCAGTAACTTGGGAATGATTTGCCCAAATTGCCACACTCAAACAGAAAATTGGGGTGTAAAGAATGCATCAGAAAAAGGAAAGCTGAAAATGGTTGAGGGAGCAGCACTGATGCGGAAATCAAATTTGGGGTCGAGGAAGAACAGCAGACTCGCCTGCCTGTCACGCAGGAGATAGCGGGGGCAGCACCCGTCGATCCCGCCATTCGTCATATAACTCAATAGTAGAGCAGCCGCCCGATAAGCGGAAGACCGTGGAGCGTAACCACGTATGACGACCATTTCGCTCCGTAGCTCATTCAGCAGAGCGTTCTCTTGATAAGGGAAGGGTGGTTGGAGCAAAGCCAACCGGAGCGACCAATTTATGGGTTTACAGAGAGTACAAACTCTGTTAGTCAGCCTTGTCTTAAAAACGTTTGACGAGGCAAGCCATCCGATTTCATTCCCGTTTCAAGTATAAAAGTAGTACGCATGGCTTTGAACCATGAGGCGGTGGGGCAGTACCATCAACGGGAGCCAATTTACGGGGGTGTCGGAGCAGCGGAGTTCTAAGAACCATTCATGAGTGGAGTATCTGACGTTGAAGCTGTGCCTATTCCCCATCTTAATTTCTGTCTCATATACAATAGGAAGACGGTGTGTTGATCCTTCGCATGTCGGGCGTGAGGAAGACAGCAATCCGCACCGTTTGGGACGGTGAGACACTGAGGGCAGCACTCAGACGCCCGACCACTTTTTGCACTTGTCGTCAAATTGGATTGGCAGCAGCCTACGAAGCTGTGTAGCGAAAGCTCTATGAGAGTTCGAATCTCTCCAAGTGTACCATTTTATGCTCTCGTGGTGAAATTGGACATCACGCAACCCTGCGAAGGTTGAGTTTCCAGTTCGACTCTGGACGTGAGCACCAATTTCAAACACAACCCCAGACGTGGGTGGACAAAACGCAAAAAACTGCGACCGCTTGAATAACATATAGATGAATACGTGGCATTGACGTGTTTGATTATGGGGAGGATAGTGAAGTGGCATCACACAACTATGACACAGTTGAAACATCCGTTCGATTCGGAACCACCCTACCAATTTATGGCCCTGTAGTGCAAGAGAAGCACGGTTGGCTTTCAACCAACAAATCGTGAGTGCAACGCTCCGCAGGGCTACCAATTTCCGCTCCTGTAAGATAATGTAGTCCCTTCGCCTGATTAGCGTTGTATATCGGTTCAAGTCCGGTCGGGAGCACCAATTTCATATGCCTCACTATACCTCTAAAGATGGGGTTCTGACTGTAAATCAGACGCCTTCGGGCTGGGTAGGTGCAATACCTACGTGGGGCACCATTTTCGGGGATGTGGGCAAGAGTGACGAAAGCCATCGGCATTAGAAGCCGTGAACAACTCCTTAGTAAGTAACTGTGAGGTAGGGGATAAACTAGGATAAACCCCTTGCATAGATTGCTGATCAGGAGCGAACATCGCAGGTTCAAATCCTGCTGTCCCCACCACTTTCAGAAAACCAAACAAAAAACATATGAATCTAGGACACATTCTCGGCAAAAAGCGTAATCGTCTCAGTCGTTGTGGAAAGCGTCTCGCCTCCAAAGAGTTGACGGCAGACCAACGTTCTCGTATTACGCAACGAGCGGCAGACTTGGAGAAAGAACTTCGAGTTGCCAAAAAGTAAGCTTGGCATAACTTTCACTGTTATGCCAACTATGTATAGTCATGGAAAAGATTATACAAAAAGAATGCGAATATCATGGAGTAACGGATTATATCCTTGAAGGAAGAGGAACCCATCGGTGCCGCAAATGCCGAAGTGAACGAGTAAGTCGATGGAGAAAAAATAATAAGGAAAGGTTGGTTGCGGAATTTGGGGGAGCGTGTAAAATTTGTGGTTACAACAAATGTGTGGGAAATATGGTGTTCCATCATATGGACCCAATGCAAAAGGGGTTTTCAATTGCAGAAAAAGGAAACACCATTTCGTATGAGCGATTAAAAAAAGAAGCTCAAAAATGCACTTTACTTTGTTGTCGCTGTCATGGAGAAGTTCATGCAGGTTTGACCTTTATTCCAGTGTGATGAAACAGTATCATGCCAAGCTGTTACCTTGGACTTCTTCGGGCGGAACGAAGCACTAGAGCCATTTCGCAGTTTGGATCATATTTATACGTATGAATGAGTCTGATCTTCAAGCCCTAATCAAACAGGTTCGTAAAGAAACTCTCAACGAAGAGCTTATGAACCTTGACAAACTTACCGATGGAATATCAACCGTCTCGTTGGTCGGTAAGGAATGGAACAAGTTGATTTCCGGGTTGGAAGGTCTTTTGAACGAGACTAAGGATTTCAATCAAATGTATTCAGCAGCACTGCATGGTCCTCAACCAAATACCGGCGGGGCAATGGTGAACTTGGCAATGATTCTGAAGTTGTTAGGGGCTATCAAGCCCGTGGTCCTTGGTATGGATGACATTCAGAAAAAAGACATGTATTCATGATTAGACTGAGACAACTCGTTAAAGAAAACTCATACGAGCAGTTTTCATGGTTGGACCCCGATGGAAATTTCCACGTTGTTCCAACTGAAGGACATTCGGCGTTCGCCAAGGAAATGCTGAATAAACTGAGAATGCCGTCGTCAGATGTCTATGGAACCATGTACGATTTGGGATGGGTCCGAGTGACCATGTTTGGTTACATGGGTCAATACGGAGTGCATTTCAATCTTCGAAAAGGTAAGCGTCCTACGTCAATTCAAAAAGATGCTCTGATTGATCTTGCAAAACGGAACGGGGCGTATGAGATAATTGACGACACAAACGGAGGCGTCGCTTACACAGATGAATTTTGGGAATAACAATATGAAACGAAAAAATGGATTTACGTTGATCGAACTGTTGGTAGTGATTGCTATCATTGCAATCCTTGCCGCCATGTTACTGCCCGCTTTGTCAAAGGCAAAGGGGTCTGCACAAAAGATTCAATGTGTGAACAACATCCGTCAACTCGGAATGTCTGCAAAGATGTATGCCGATGAAAACGATGACAAGTTCATGCCTCGCTTGGGTGGAGCACAGAACTTTTGGCCAGCACAGTTGAGCAATTACATTGCTACGCCTACGTTTTTGCGTTGTCCGTCCGATGTTTCAAAACCAGCTACGTTTGGGGCGGGTGATCCAAATGCATACATTTCGGCACCACGAAGTTTCATCTTCAATGGATTCAACGACTATTTCAAAAAAGACCTGACCGACAATTCTCCGCTTCCGCAAGGGGCTGAGATGCCAGAGTCCGCAATTCAACAGAGTAGCGAAACCATTCTCTTCGGAGAAAAGGAATCAAACTCTGGTCACTATTGGATGGACTATTGGCAAGGCGATGACTACCGAGAAGTAGAACAGGTTCGTCACAACGGTAGTTCAAACTATGCGTTTGATGACGGTAGTGCTAGGAGTCTCCGATTCGGCGAATCTTTCATACCAGTCAATCTCTGGTTCGTCAAAGAAGAATGGAGAAACTTGGGTGCTGCATTTTAATTGGGAGTTAGGACTAATGATGGTCGCTTGGCTGTAAACCAAGTAACATGCATGTGTAGGTGGTTCGATTCCGCCAACTCCCACCACTTTACATCCCTACTCCGAGGCAATCTATGTGTATGAAGTGCTTGAAACATTAGCCAGACGTAGTAATACACGAAGACGGAGAATGGTTGCAGCTACCATTCATTAAAAGATTGTTTGATGTATTTATGCCACGTAAAACTTGCAAGCTTTTCGTTTCATGAGCGAAAAGGAGTGGCACCACTTTCATTGGCAGTTACTCTAATTGGTAAGAGATCAGGTTGTTACCCTGACGTAATCGGTAGAAATAACCGTATGGAGGTTCAAGTCCTTTGCTGCCAGCCATTTTACTAAAATAAGTAATTAACCACTATTGGTTAACTATTTATTACCATGTCAAAACAAAGTCAAAGAGTCATTGATTGGAGACGCAGAACCAAAGAACGTATAATTCAAGCATTTGGAGGTTCCTGTGGAATTTGTGGCTATAACAAATGCCAACGGTCGTTAGACATTCATCATCTTAACCCTTTGCAGAAAGAGTTTTCGTTGGCAAGTATTCGGGCTTGGCCAAAAGCATGGACATCAATTGTAGTTGAGTTACGTAAGTGTGTGTTGCTTTGTAAAAATTGTCACGGAGAAGTTCATGATAATGTAACACAGATTCCTTTTAGCATATCAAAATTTGATGAATCATTTTCCGATTACAAAACGCTTCGATCTCTTGACAAAAAAAGCAAAACAACTAAAAATTGCCCTGTTTGTAAAGCCGAAATGTTTGCAGCGTCAAAGACATGTTCCAAATCCTGTGCAGCAACCTTGTCGTGGTCAATAGATTGGGATAAAATTGACTTATATGATTTGATTGTCAATCAAAAGAAATCTCAATATTCAGTTGCAAAAATGTTAGGATGTTCACCCGCAGCGGTGTGGAAGCGTATAAAAAAGTTAATTCCATAGTAGCTCAATGGTAGAGCTTGGCTGTTAACCGAATGGTTCTTGGTTCGAGTCCAGTTGTTAGGGCCAAATTAAATCGCCGTGGATGGTATCGCCCATCCGTAGAAATAATAAGTTCTTAGTGTTAAGATGCGGCGTAAATCATTTCTAGTTTTCAACACCGAAAAATATCACTGCTCGCAAGAAGTAGTGAATTCACACAGGCATGATGTCTGTGTGACGCATGTTGACTTGTTACGGCTGAAATCGAACATGAATATGGGACGACGTTAGCCATATTAAAAACCGTCTTTAATGCTATCGTGGTGATAATGGAATCATGCTTGGCTTCGAACCAAGAGAATAGGGGGTTCGATTCCCTCCGGTAGCACCAATTTGGAAAAGGTAGTGTCAGAGTGGTTTATTGTGCCGTCGTGCAGACGGGCGAAATGGTAAAACATTTCCGTGGGTTCGAATCCCACTTATCTTTTCCGCACCCCGCTTGAGCTAGTGCGGTCATTCAGCACTCGCCTGAAGAGCGAGACAACTCGGTTCGACTCCGAGAGGCGGGACCAATTTATGAAATTCATCTGCGATACCAAACGACATCTTGTGTGTGAGCCATATTCGCTTGACAATTTGCACAAGATGGCGGATACTCTTGGAATCAAAAAATGTTGGTTTCACAAGGATCATTACGACATTCCTAAGAAACGGATTGTCGAAATCACCGCAAAATGCGAAGTAGTTTCAAGCAAAGAGATTGTGAAACTAATCAAAACCGGAAATAGCTGAGATAGATTAGCGTTAGTCTGAAAAACTAAAGAGGTCGGAGCGTTACCGACATTCCGGGCCAATTTATGGAAGATGAAAAGCCACATGTAGAGCTTACTCCTGAAGAGGAACTTTACTATGCAAATCACGCATTGATTGATCTGTGTGATGACTGTGGAGATTTCACTCCTATTCACAACAATCGTGACGGAAGCAATTACTTGACGTGGGTCAATGGAAAGCTTATCTGTCAAGCTTGTTTGAAATGATTAAGATGCGGACAGCGAACCAAATGCTATGAAGAACCCTGTGTCGGTGTGTTCGAATCCACCCTCCACGACCAATACCGTGGGGTAGCTCAGTGGTAGAGCAGGGGTATGCAAAAAACGCATCTTGTTTTTGTGTTGATAAATATAGGAACTAAATGCGGTTCGATTCCGCTTAATCTCTGGAGAGCGTGTGGGTGCGACTCCCACTTTAAGGAAAAGCATCCGGCGTGGTTCAAATCCATGTATTAACACGTTTATGGCCCTGTCGTCTAAGAGAAGGACATATGCCTCTCAAGCATAAGGTCGTGAGTGCGACGCTCCGCAGGGCTACCAATTTCAGTGCCGAAGTGCCTCAGTGGACGACAGGATTAGTTTTGTAAACTAACGGAGAAATCCCTCGTGGGTTCGAATCCCACCTTCGGCTCCAATTTAGATACGGACAGCAAGAAAAACTCTTATGTCAAACCGCTAATGTGGGTGAAAATCCCGCCTGAGCCGCCAGATGGCTCGGTCGTCTAATTTAGGACAGCGGTCCCGAAAGGGAAGAAAAAAACCGTATCTAGTTTTTTGCAGTCGAAGCTACAGTGGACCGGCACCCGGCTCTTACCCGGATATGGTTGGGTTTCAACTACCCACGGCTGCACCAATTTAATGCCACTTATGCATACGGGTGCGATCCCCGTACGGTCCACCAAACGGGCTGTCCTAGCGGAACAAATAGCTACAGCAACGGGTTTAGCTGACCTAGACGGTGCGATTCCGTCAAGTGGCTCCAATTTAGGTGCCCGTTTCTACAGCAAATCCCAAAAGGAAAAGTAATCCACTTGTAATGGAAAACCAGTTGGGTTCAAACCCCGACACCCTCGGAAGAGGTTGGGCATCTAGTTTTCATATGGGCGTGTGGCGGAATAGCAGACGCACCGAGTTGAGTTCGGCGTTGAGTAAGTTGACATATTGGATGTGACGACCACTTTGATGATATGTCTAGTCTCAACATTACAGGTGTCAAATCCTGTCGTAGCCCACCATTTTGCTGCCTTAGACCAATGGAAGGAGTCGTTCCCCTGAGAAGGGAAAATGTATCGGTTCGAATCCGATAGGCAGCACCAATTTATGGAAGACGTGTAAGATTCGTATGTTTTCACGTCTTCCATTACTATGTATGTTCATGCGAACTGATGGAAAAATCTATAAGGACATTGACAATTTCAAGAAAATTGTATCGGAATCTTTTAGTATTCGAGATGTTTACACAAAACTCGGCTACAAAGAATCGGGTGGTATTTACAAATATATCCGAATTGCAATACAAAAACTTGAACTAGACACGTCACACTTTACAGGATCATTGTGGAGTAAAGGTAAGACGGCAAAATCAGATGATCGAGTGGCAGCGGCAGCAAAGCGTCAACGACTTCCATTCACTCTCATATTTTGTAAAGATTCCACATATCGTGGACACAATCAAAATCTTTTGAAACGTCTAGTAAATGAAGGATTGAAAACGTATCATTGTGAAGAATGTGGTATTTCTGAATGGCAATCAAAACCACTTACATTACATCTTGACCATATTGATGGTGATAATGTGAACAATTCACTTGACAATTTGAGGATATTATGTCCAAATTGTCACACTCAAACTCCAACATTTTCGATTGGATTGAGAAAATAATTTAACGCACTGTAGTTGGTCGTAGGGCTGAGGCGTACCTCAGAGGTATCGACAAGTAATCAACGCCATGATTCGGGGTCACGCCCGATGAGGATCAGAAATGATTCGCAGACGGGTGTGGAGAAGGTAGGTGAAAATCCTATTGGTGCGACCGATTTCAATAATCCATTGTGTAATTTGCGGTGGCAATTAGAACATACGACAATACATTTTTCAATTTCCGATTGAACATCTTCAAGGGTATATTGTTTTTGCTTTGTCATGTTACCTATGGTATCAATTTTGTCTTTCAAATGATGAAAGTCAAGACACGCATAGTAGTTCTCCGAACAAAAATGACATCCACGTTCACATTTTATTTTGTATGCTAATTTGAATTTAAGCATACGATTTTGGGAAGGTTTATTACAATGTATTTTCCTATGGCAATTAGAACAGACAATTTTACATTTAGAAATTTCAGATTGTAGTTTTTCAGTGGAAACAGCATTAGACACCAATCGAGCAATAAGGGCATCTTTATCTCGCAGATGATGGAACTCCAAACAACATGTAGCAGTTTCTCCACATGAACATGCCGAATTATATTTGATTTCTTGGATAAGTTCACGTAGTTTGGTTTTTTGAGTGTCTTTACATTTTTTCTTGTAACTGCGAACTTTTTCCTTGTTTTCTTTTTGCCATTGTGATATGTTCTCTTTCAGAGATACCTTGTTTTTTTGATAATAATCTTTGAAATAAGCCTGTTTTTCAGTCATATATTAAAATCTCCTACAATGAATACATCAATAAATAGTTTCAATGTGCATGATAATCTCAAAAATCTCACGGAAAATGAGATACAAAAACATTACGCTAAACATAGTTGTTCAGCAGCGGTTGGTGGTATGCACATTCAAGGGGATTTCAATTTGGGCAACGTAATTCGTTCAGCAAACTTTTTCGGCTTCAAGGAAGTCTTCTATGTCGGTGGAAAGAAGAGCTATGACCGCCGTAGTACTGTGGGAACGCATCACTACATTCCAGTTAATTTCCTTCGTACCGAAGAAGAGTTTCTGGCTTCTATCAAGGATAAGTATTCTTTGGTGTGTGTTGAAAACAACACCCCAAAGTATTCGTGGAAGACGATTTCACTCTATGACAAGGATGCGTTTGGTGAACTCATTTTACCACCACTCTTTTTGTTTGGAGAAGAACAGCTTGGAATTCCAGAATCAATGTTGGATGCGTGTGGATACGTCCTCACCATTCCCCCGTTTGGTTCTGTACGATCCATGAACGTAGGTTCATGTGCATCAATCATCATGGCAATGTATCGCCAGTCAATCAGCGTATAGGATAGCTTGGTTATTCCGCAAGTCTGGGGGACTTGAGATCGGGAGTTCAAATCTCCCTACGCTGACCAATTTGGAATAGGAACGTCAGAGATAGACATCCCGTCGATAGTTTATGTGGTAAAACGTCGCTTTCACAGCGAAGAAGCGGTATTCAAGCTCCGCAAGACCTTGTGTGGATGGAACTCAAAGTCGCAGACGTGCGACCCCGTGGAATCCTCTGATGGAGATAGACGGTAATGCTAGTATGTGGGTTCGAATCCCACCTTCCCCACCATTTACGGGGAAGTCAGCATAAATGGCTAATGCTCGGCACGCTGGAACACGATTGAAATCCTCCCCTACTCTATTTTCTTGACAAAATGGAAATCCAAGGTAGAATGGAGTAATGTCCGTACAAGTCTTGAATTCTCAAATTGACCGCTCGGTGAACTTCGTTGAAGAACAACTGGTCGGCTTCCTTGAATCTCGGTTCGTTCGTAAGTGCGACGAGTATTTCATTGCATATCTCTCTTCTCAAACCGGCTGCAATCGTGGTTGTGAATTCTGCCATCTTACGGCAACAGGACAAACGTCCTTCGTGGATTCAAGTCACAATGATTTCATGGCTCAAGCCATTCAAGTCTTCAAGCATTATCGCAAGCAAAGTAAGCCTGCGAAGTATATGCATTACAATTTCATGGCTCGTGGAGAGGCTTTAGCAAACAAAATCATTTTGGATTCCGGTGACGAACTTCTTTTGAAGCTCGGTCAAGTTGCCAAAGATGAAGGATTACCCGCCAAGTTCAATGTCTCCACCATCATGCCGATGACTTTGAACAAGCCGTTGAGCCAAGTTTTCAACTATGTCAGTCCGACGATTTACTATTCGCTTTACTCCACCAGTGCAGAATGGAGAAAGAAATGGATGCCTTCGGCAATGAATCCATACAAGGCATTGGAAATATTGAAAGAGTATCAAGACTTCTCCAAGAAAATCGTCAAGATACATTTTCCGTTCATTGCGGGCGAAAACGACTCCGAAGAGGACATTATTAGCATCTGTGACGGCATTGATCGTTTCGGACTTCTATGTGAATTCAACTTGGTCCGCTACAATCCTGCCTCGCCAAATCAAGGTGTGGAGAGTTCCGAGGAAGTGATTACAAGAAACATTCGGCTCATTCAAGCCCGATTTTTGTTCAACACGAAGGTTCAGGTCATTCCTCGTGTTGGATTTGATGTCAAAGCATCGTGTGGAATGTTTGTCTGATTCCACTTGACATTTTTTAAGCATCGTGTATAGTTGGTCAATGATCAAGCGATACACCTTGGAAGACAAGCCAACGTTCAAAGATGGCGATGTCGTGATAGTTGACATGTCCGTGTTGGGTTCTGATCTCGGCGTAGTTTCGGGGGAAATCGTCGGGAAAGCATCGGAACATATCGTTGACATGTGGTTGGTGAAGTTCCAAACAGATTTTGGTCCCACCTATCCATTCAAAGTCGTTCCAGTAATTCATACTGCACTGGTTAAGACGTTGACAACCAAGGAAATGATTGATGCATTGAGGCAGTGAGATTTATCCAAGACGCCTACGGACGCTGAACCAAGGGCTTAAACTCCTATCCCCTGTGGAGTCGCCGCTTACGAAATTCTTGGCTCATGGCGTTTAGCAAAGCACTCTAATTTATGAAAATCAGAACTCATTTTGTGTCGGGAAAGAAGCAAAAGGTTGCTTGTGGTAAGAAGGGTGTGTTCGTGACAACGAACTTCCGAGAAATTACTTGCAAGGCTTGTCTCAAGACCCATCAACACAAAAACGTGGCAGCAACGCCCGTCGTTGCATGAAGCGGCGTACGGCTAAAGACCGAGCCATTGTGAAAGATTTTGTTGCTGTACTGAAAAAGTATAAACATCTCGGTCCACTTAAACTGGCGGCACTTGCTCGCTATGCTTATGAAACTACACTTAACATTTCAACCCGCTGATTTCGAGTCAATGCGTGCTTTTGATAAAGCCGTGAAGCGACAGCTTGGTCCGAATGTTTATGTGGGAACCGATTCACTTTGTTTCTACTTTGATTTTCCAAACGAACTTCGGGCGATGCTAAGACCGCATCCTGCACAAGTTCAACTTGAATTTGACCTTGAGTCGTCGTTGCCCGACGCCAAGCGATAAAGATTCCTCACGGGTGAAAGTTGTCTATACACTGTGAGGCTGACAACAACACACGTAATCGTGTTGCAATGGTGGATTAAGACTAGGATTCCCGAAAGGCTCCACTCCGTATCGGGTGAATAGTGGGCTATACAAATAGCTCGGTAAGAGATAAATACCTTTTCGCCGGTCCTCCCCACTCAGGACTGGCGATTCTTCAATGCGTCGGTAGCTCAGTTGGTAGAGCAGG